TGGGGCCGAACGTCGCATCTTTTCCATAACACGTTGCCAGCAACGTCAGCACGCTGGCGAAGTGTTCCTTCTGTTGCGTGGTCATGTCCTGCGCGGCCTTCGTGATGGCCTCCACCGCTTTATTTGCAATGTCTTTATTCATCGCGCCCCCGTATGAAGTGAATCAACGGCTCCAGCGTGTAAAGGTTTTCTTCGTTAAAAATCATGGCAGCGCCCTTCGCGTCGCGGATTCTTCGTATGTTGTCGTCTTGCAGCGCGGTGGTTTTACCTTTGCCTGCCTTGGCTTCGATGGCTACAAAGCGCCCCCCAATGCAGCACAGGAAGTCGGGCACGCCGCTGTTGCCGTAGCCCGTGCCGATAGGCATGGCGTAGTAGACGCCCTCGGCGTCAAGTATTTTTCTGATCTTCTTTTTGACCAGTGCTTCTGGCGTTGATGCCATGGTTGCTTCTCCGTGATGTGTTGGTAAATGGTCGGGGGTATGGGTAGATTCAGCGCCCCCGCCGCTGTGAGGAGTTGGTGAGTTGGGTAACGCGAGCTGAGCGCCCTCTCACCGACAAAACGTACTCGCATCTACCGGGCTTGTACGCGTTGTGCAACCATGAACTCAGCTCTCGTGTTTGCTACAAATTTCGTCCAGCTTCATCTTGTAGTGCTGGGCTTTGTTGCCGTCGTCAGTGCCTTCTTTCTTGCCCTGACGCATGGCGTATTTGATGATGTTCCCTTTGAGGAAACCTTTGAATTCTTCGGGCGTGAGTACCGCCTCCATGACATGCCAAGGCTGCATGCCCATGTCTTTGTAGTGCGTGCCGCCGATCTGCACGGTGTCGGCTGTTGTCTGTGTCATGTTGCTACTCCTGAAGTTATTACTGCTCGTGTTTGTTGGTGCGTTTTGCACCTTGTCCAGCCTTGGAGTATACGTCGAACTGCTTGTATGCAATCAATCTTTTCTCTCGTTCGGCACTGTCCACAACGTGTTGTGCAGCGCTCTTTTCCTTGAGGCCCTTGGCCCGAAAATGCAGGTCGGTCGCGAACACGCTGGGCTGGTGGTTGCGCGCCCAATGGAAGGGCGAAAACGGGTGGCAGTTACATTTCTGTGCGGGCATGGGGGTTCCTTTCAAAACAAAACAGTTGCGGTCGGGGTCGAACTGAACGAGGTCAAGCACTTGCATGTGGGGCCTCCACAATAGGGCGCATCTTCTTCAAGCGCAAGCTCTCCATGACATCGGCCATGGCGGTCTCAAGCTGCTTGACGGTCACGGTCTCAAGCTGCGCATCGTGGACTTCCATGAGCAGGTTCAAAGCCACAAGCTCAGGGCCTTTGACAATGAAGCGGAAGTTGTTAGCCACACCCCGGCGAGCCAGCGCAAGGATGGCATCTTGACCAGCGCGTATCTCCAGCTTCCAGTCCGCACCTATGCCCCGGTTGGCCAGCGCTTCGGTGATATTTGCAGCGTCAATCAGTGCGTCGATGTCAAAGCGCGCGGCCACGCCAAGGCGCAGGTTGTTCATGGCATCGTGGTTGCGAATTTTGAGCGTGGTGCCTGCGCTGATCTCGTCAACTTTTTTCAGGCCCGCCCGCACCCACGTCATGGTGTCCGGGATGATCTGCCGGGGTTTGTACTTGCTACGCTTTCTCACGGCTTCTCCTTCAAAACAATTTTCTCCAACTTCTCCACAGCAAGACACAGGTCTTCGTGCAGGTAGTCGGGCAGTTGGGTCTTGGTGCTGAACGCCCACGACTCCATCGCGGACAGCAGCTTGATCAGTTTGAGTGCGTCTTCTTTGGTCATGTGTTCTTCTCCTTGAGTTTGGCTTCTTGCATATCCAACAGTACCAGCAACTGCGCGTCAGATCGAACACGACCGCCAATCCCTTTGGCATCGCTAATTAAGTCCAGCTTCGCATCATCCGTCAGCCCAACCCAAGGTCGCTGTGCTGCGGGTGGGGTGGTGTAGCGCTCCAATGCAGAAATCAGAGCGCCGCCGTGATCCGATTCAACGTCTCGGCCTTTGTAGCCCGGCGCAGAGTCGCCATGAGCTGCTCGTGCGCCTCTGGAATCGTTGTAGCCGAGGTCGTATGCGCCACGGATCGCATCAAAAACCCGGCGTTTTGCCATTGCATGCAGCGCCACAGGCTCCTGCACAGTAGGTGCTGGCTGTGCGGGTGGGGTGGTGTCAGCAAAACAGACCGGGCGTAAAGTAAACCGCGGCTTGAGTTCCCCCGCTGTTTCGGGCTTTTCCTTGCCGCCGTAAAACTGGATAGGTTCAAAGCCGTCCTCGTCTTCACGGAGCAGCACCCACGCCACAGGCTGCACAGGTGCTTCAAGGGCTTGCTTGCAGAATTTCTCCCACGCAATGGGGCTAAACGTCACGGCTGTTGCGTCAGGATAGTGACGGTTTGTGTATGTCGTTGCGCCACATTCTTTTGCTAGCTTCAATGCTTCGTCTTTATCCATTGTTCTTCTCCTTGAGTTTGGCTTCGATGGCTCGGATGCCGTGGGCGGCTTCGATGGCGCGGGCAAAGTCTGTTGTAAAACTTTGTGGCACATCAAGAAATAGTGGGTCTAAGCGATTAACTATTTCATCAATCTGCTCATCCGTCAGCGGCACAGGTGCTGCGGGTGGGGTGGTGTAGAGGGGTCTGTCCTTCATCGCCATGTAGATTTGCTGATCCCTTTGCAGTCCGCTTCTCAATAGGGCTTGCATTGACTCATGGATTTCCCCATACGTCCCCACAGGCTGCACAGGTGATGGCTGTGCGGGTGGGGTAATTGGGTCGCATACGTGGCACACCTGACCTTGGTTGCAATCACACACCAAAGATGTTGGCATTGTTTTTAGCGCCTCCCTTGCGGCTTGAAGCGCAACGGTGGTGCTATGGATTGGCCTTGTCTGCTCAACGTGATACTCCATCGCGCTGATAAGGTCTTCAATCAGTTGCCTCAGTTCTTCGTCTTTGGTCATAAACAACTCCTCAATGTCAACAGGCCCAGCATCAACGTGATGAAGGCCCACAGTATCCAGATCAACTGCCCGTCAGCCGGGGTTGGCTTGTCTTCGTCTTCGTTCATTTGATGATCCTCCTGAACGCGCCGCATCGGGCGCACTTGTACATACCCGGCCCCTCGACGGGCTCCCAGCGGTGTTGGCATTCGCTCATGTCAGCCTCCGAAGATTTTGCGCAGCTCATCGTATAGCGCACGCGCTTGCTTGATGCTCAGGTTGTTGAGCAGGGTCTCGGCATCCCACGCAGCGTTGATCTGCGGCGCGGGTTCTGGTTTGGCTTTTGGCTTTGGTGCTGCCTTCGGTGTGGCTTTTGGTGATGCCTTTGGTGCTGCCTTTGGTGCGGGGGTTTGCGCGGCCTTGCGCTGCGATGTCTTCAAGGGCTTGTACTCCGCCTGTTGTGCAAACATAAAGCCGTCACGGTTGACGATGTACCCCTGCTTTGTGAACTGGCCTATCAGTGAGGACGTGGAGCCCTGTTTGTAGCCTTGCGCAGCGAGCGCGTTGAGAATTTCCTTGCGGGTCTTGCCGGGGTTGTTGAGTACGAAGTCGAACGTGGCGCGTGTCACGTTGTTGGTTGTGGTGAAGAATTGTCTGGGCATGGTTGCCTCCTTAGCTTTGGTGGTGATGGATTCGATAGCGGCTTCGCCGCCTTCGTCGTCCCAATCGGTAGGGAGCTGGGTTGCGTGTTGAGCTTTTGCGAGCGCTTGCTCAAGCGCGGTTTTGATGTCTGGCATGATGACCGTTCCTTACTTGGTTGCGGGTTGATTGATGGGGGTGGCAAGCAGCCACTTGTTTCCGAGCAGGCGCAGCGAGCGAGCCCACTGGCGCATGTTGTGTCGCTGCACATGGACTGGTGCCCAGTCGTTGCAGAAGTTCTTACGGGCGAGGGTCAAGAATTTCGTGTTCATAGTGTGAACCTTCCTTTCGGAGTTGTTTGCCTAAAAGGTTGCACGATGTTGTGCAACAGCTTGTTGACAGGCCGAAGCCCGTGTTCGACAACGATGTCGATGTCGTTCTTGATGCCGAACAACGTGGTGAACGTCTCCAGCATTGGGTTGAGTTCCCTGCATGCGAACCACAACGCGTCCTCTAAGTTCAGCGCGTCGTCGATAACATAGTCTCTAAGCTCAACACGCACGCTGAAGCTCCCGATACGTGCGCTGTATCCGACTTTGTCCGGGTTGAGCCAAGAGCGGCCAGCCAACTCGATATGGCCAACAACGCCTATCTTGTCGCGCCACGATGTCAGCTCCGCGATCCGTCTCGTATCAGCAAGAACGAAGCGTGCGTACCAAGTCGCTTGCGGTAGGAAACCCCTAGCTAATGGCACCGTGTCTATCTTCAAGTCTTCCAACTTAAAAGGAGAATTTGTTGAGGATGTCATCAACGGCTTTCTTGGTGTCTTGGCGCAGCGCTTCATCTTTGCGCAGGTCTTTGGGGTCAACGCCGCACAGCGTCTGCTCAAGGGCTTTGCGTGCGGCTTCGAGGTCCAGATCATTGACCACGTTGAGTGTCTTGGTCAAGTCGCACAGCTCCAAGGCACCATCGACAAGGCTGTCGTGGAACCTGCGGGCCTTGGCTTCGCCCTCAACGTAGTCGGTGGTGAGCCGGTCAGACATGCGCTTCAAATGATCCCCGAGGCGCTGGCGTACGTCCTGCATGGCGGCGTCCACACGCTCTTGTGCAATGCGCTCCAGCTTGGCCTTGATGTCGTCCATCGCAGCGTTGCCCACGTCCACACGGAAGTCGCCCGCAGTAGGCACGGGCAGGTAGTTCACACGGAAGGCAAACTTGGTCATGATCTCGTTCTGTGAAGGGAAGTCGTTGCGCTGAAACATATCACCCAAGGCCATGGCCTGCGCTGTAATGAGCGTGGGATAGATGTTGACGAACGACTCGACCATCAATGCGAACTCGTCCTCGAAGCCGTTCATCTTGGTAGCGAAGCGCTCGAAGTTGGCAGTAGGCAGCAAGCGCAGGCCCGAGTCAGACCATGGCAGCGTGTGGTCGTACACGTAGGTGCGAGCACGGCCAATCATCTGTTGAATAACCTCCAGCTCTGTGCGCCCTGCAAGCAGGTGCTTGTTGACGCGTGCTGCATCCTTGGCCGCAGCGTTCTTGGATGTGACGATCTCGTCTGTTGCGCCCCTGTCCAGCTTGCGTGCGGTCCACACGCTGGCGTTGAATTCGGTGAGCATGGCGCAGGTATCAAGGTTATAGCGAGTTGTGTTCATGGTTGGTTCTCCTTATCAGATGTTGCTTGCGTTGGTGAAGTGATACTTGAGCGCACGCAAAGCAATGCGCTCAATGTGGGCTTGTTGGTACGAGACAATGTTGGTGCTGACTACTTGCATGTTGAGCTGTAAGTAGTTCACAATGATCTTCTCCACTGCATCGACGACTGCGCGTTGTATTGCCTCGTCGTGATCTGCGAGCAAGACCGTGTTGGCCAGTGCGTTGGGTATCGGTTGGTTCATGGTTGGTTCTCCAGTTGTTGGTGGTACATCATTTCGCAGAGCAAGATCGTGCTCTGCACCATCTGCCGTTGCTCGTCAGCGCTGACTGCGTAGAAGTCGTGCATGAATGCCACGACTGGTGGGCTAAAGCCCGGCTCCGAGTAGGTGCCGTAGATGATCTGCCCTGATTGGTTGAACGGGGGCCTGACAAAAAGGGGGCGCTCCCCTCGTCGGTACTGCCCCCTCGGGCGGAAGTCGAAGTCAATGCCTTTGCTCATGCTGCACACCTCACAAGGTTGATGCACGTATCACGCAACGCGTTGGTGAGAGGCGCACTGGTGGTGAACTCAGCCAGCACGTACACGACGCTTGTGGGGCGCTTGGCCTCCACTGCGTACATGTAAGGTGCCCCGAAGTGCACACGCCTGACCCGGAAGTCAAACATGTCCACCGTGACGGGTTTACACAGTTTCCACTTGACCAGCTCAGGCTCGCTCATGGACGAATCCTCAACACCTTGCCTGCGCGTGGCATGAAGTCTTCGTTGTCCACGACACCCCACAAGGTCGGCATGTCGGTCATGCGGTAGTCGGACTCGATGTAGCCATCGGTCAGCATGATGACAGCCTTGGCCTTGATCTTGTGCTCGGCCACGTAGTCAGCAACACATGACACAACAGTGCCGCCACCGCCCTTGGGTGCAAGCTGCGTGGCAATGTCTTGGTACTGCTCGGGCTTGAACACTTGATCGCCGCACACCTCCGTGTCCCACCACAGCATGCGCACGCTGTCGGGCCGTGTGTTCTGCACGATACGCGCCACCTCACCGAACACAACAGGGTATGCCCAGTGCATGGAGCCTGACGTGTCACACGCAATGACGATCTCGCCAATGTTCTCGTCGAAGTGCGAAGGCATGATGAAGCCGGACGCAAGCAAGCGCTTGTTAGGTGGGCAAAAGCGTGAGTTCTCGTCGCCAACGCACACAGAACTGATGAAGTCCTGCAACGCATCGCGCCAGTTGGTCACGCGCTCCTGCGCTGTGCCAAGGATGTCACGGCCACCCTCTTTATCGCCACGCATCTTGCGCACAAGCAACTCGCCTTGGCGGTTGGCATCGTCGACCATCTTGCCCAGCTTCTCGGACTCCTCGGGCGTCATGGGGTCACCACCACCCTCGCCGTTCATCTGGTGGTCGTCCATGGCCTGCGGCTGTTGCTCTTCGTCAGCATCCTTGAGCAACTCTTGCAGCACCTGCGGGTACGACATGCCCTTGAACTTCTCGTCGAACAAGACGCTGATCTTGGCGGGGAAGTCCATGAACTTGCGGTCAGGGTCAAGCTCGTCGATCAGGCCGTTGACCACGTAGTCCATGGCCGCGTTGTTGATCTGCGGACCGAAGCGCTTGCTGTACCCAATGTACGCTGGCAAGACGCAGTGCTTGAGCGCCACGTGGAAGTTCTCGTGCAGCACAACGAAGCGCAGCTCCTTGCGTGTCAGGTCACTGATGAACGCGGTGCCGTACATCTTGTCCTTGCCGTTGGTTGCAGCAGTGGGCATGTCATCACATGCCTCGGACTTGCCCATGCACACGATGCCGGACAGCAGCGCGAATTTGTGGTGACGCATCACGTCGATGTTGCACGCTTGGATTTTCTGGTTGGGGGTAAGTTTGTCAAAGCTCATGGTTGCTTCTCCTGTTGAAGTTCAGTGGGGTGAAATAGCTCTCGGGTGAGAGGTTCTTCGTAGACCACAACATAATCGCTTATGCCGTAGTGGAGCGCCCACAAGTGGGCGACTGTGTCACGCGCTGCCTCTAGCATGGCCTTCGTGTGCGTGGCGTTGTCGAAGACTTGACGGTGTATCAGGCGCACCACCTTGTCCTTGACGCCGCGCCCGACATAGAGAGACACGGCGGTCTTGCCCTTGGCAACACCCTTCCATATCCTAGACACGATCACGATGTCCCCGTCTATGTTGCGGCAGTACAGATCGGTGCGTGGGCGCGTCAGTGAGTACAGCGAGTCCGTCATTTCAGCTTACTCCTCAGTGCGTACTCAGTGCCGTGCTTCACAGCAAACAGATCGCACATGGTTCGCAGCATGCGGTTCTTCTCCGCCTTGGGCGTGTCACGCGGCACAAACATGCGGTGCAAGATGATGCGTTGAACCATAGCGGGCTTCCCGGCCAGCAGCTTCCCGGCCAGCACCTTGTCGTACCAGTAAGCGTACACGGAGAGCATTGCCCACCCCTCCTTGTACGCCGCTTTAGCGTCGAGCCGCAGCGCCCCTTTCGGGGTACGCAGCAGCTCCTCGATGACTATATTCTCAGCCACATAGTCGTACTTGTTCATTGCGCGTACTGTGCTCATGACTTACTTCGTGCTGAAGAAAATCTTGTGCGATGCCAAGAGCGAACCGAAGTTCGTCAACGACACATAGTGCGCAATGTTGGACGAGTTGGCCACGCTGTTGCAGAAGATCGACTGCATCTCTGTGCGCATGCGCAGCACGTACTCAACAACCTTGGCCGCATCGTCGCGGTTGTCAACGCGTGAGACGAACTGGAACACCTGCACAAGCTGAGCAGTGGGGTTGTCGGCCAGCGGCGCAGTCGCAGGGTCTTTGAGCACACGTTCGAGCGAGCAGATGTCACGGCCAAAGCGTACGAATGAAGACAGCGCCTCGGCAGTCGTGGCACCCAGCGTACCGATCAACGCAGCCTCCAGCGTGTCATCGTCGAGCACACCGTCACCAGCATCGAGCACGTCACCCGCTGCAACCAAGCTGCGCGGCGTAGCGTAGGCCAGTGCCATCGAGCGAGGGTTGAAGATGTAGCCGTTGTCCTTGTCTTGCTGCTTGCCCTCGTGCTTGCCGCCCTTCTCGTAGTCGAGAAACGAGTCCATGACCTGCGCGTAGCTGTTGACGAACGCGATCACCGAAGCGTTGACGCCCTTGTCGATGGCCCACTGCACCCACTCGCCAGCGGTAGGCTTGCGCATCTTGACGAACACGAGACGGTTGCGCAGGTGCGCTTGAATGCTATCGCCAAGACCCTCAACAGCCAAGTTGGTTGCACAGAACACCACGCTACCCTCGGGCATGTGGTAGTTGCCCACGCGGCGCTCGTAGATGATCGGGGCCAGCACGTTCTTGATGAACTGCGGAGCCTTGGCGATCTCGTCGAGGAACACCATGATTGGCTTGGCATCGTTGACACCCATCTGATTGGTGCGCGATACACCGAAGCGCTCGTTTGGCAACTCACGTGACACGCCGTTCTCGCGGTCGAGGTCAGGCATCCACACAGAACCATCGGACAACTGTGTGCAATCGACGGGGTCAACTGCGATGTGGCCAGCGAACTTGGGGTGCTTCTTGAGCGCGTGGAACAGCGCGGTCTTGCCTATGCCGTTCTCGCCCTCGACGATGACGGTACGCTTGTCGCCAACAGCGGCGATGAGGTTGAGGACTTGAGTGAAAGAAAGCATTTTGTTCATGATTGAGAACTCCTAGTGATGAAAAATTGTGTGAGACACAGAGGTCTCACGGGGTTAAAAACAACTGATGAGGTAGTGTATATCATTTGTCCATTGTTTGACAACTCCTTTGCAAAAAGATTGATGACCGTTCCTTCTCTCCCTGATACGTCAGGGGTAGGGCGTGGCTGTGTTGGGGAAGTCTTTCACGTCCATGAACGGGGCCAGTTGGATGGCGTCGGACTTGCGCTTGAGGGTGCTGCACTCTCGCTTGGCTATTCTCCACAACGCGTCAGCCAGAGTCTTCTCTGTAACGTGTTCCAGTATGGATTCGTTGGGGTAGCGCTCCGCCACCTTGACCGCCTCGTAGTCGAACACATCCTCGGCCAGTCGCATGAACTCAGCGATGTGCCTTTCTTGTGACTCCGGCTTGAGTGCGGCGAACTGTCCTGATGCAAGCGAATCTAACGCGGCACGCTCGGCATAATCTACGTCAACCCCTTGGAACGGTTCGAGCAAGTCGTAGTCGAGGTACACACGCCCAAGGAATTCGGGTATGCGCATGCAGGCCAGCGTAATGAGGTTCTCCATGTTGGCCCGCGCTTGCTTGTGCGCGGCCTTGTCGTCGGGGCTCATGCGCTTGACGTAGTGTGTTGTGTGCGATGACTTGGCCACGTCGAGGCGCAGGCCGTAGAGCACCTCATGCTTAACCAGCCACAGGTCAGCGCTGAACGAGGAGCCTTTGTCTGGGATGCTGTCTCTGTTGGCGATAGGCACTGCCACAGTGCGCCCGTCCGTCGTCATCCACGTGTTTTGATGGCGCACATTGAGCACGTGGCGCATGAACTGTTTGCTCATGTTGGAGGGGTGCCCGGTGTACAGCACGCGCCGCCCGTCTGCTGTTGGTTTGTAGTAGCGTGCCATCACGGTACTGTGCAGGATCACATCGTAGTACTCGCCCTCGTTGATGCGCTCGATGCGGTAGTGCCACGAGCGGTTGTCCTTGAGCGGGCGTTGGTTGTCGTTCCACTTCTGTGTGCTGCGTGGGCCTTTTGGGCGCGGCGTGTTGTTGAACGTGCTGTGTGCTGCCTCCCACGTCTCGATGCTGGGCAGCGTGTGAATGGATGATGAAAACATGGTTGCTTCTCCTTGGGTTGGTGATTAAAAACTTGTGCGGATGGAGCTGACAGGATCGACGTACTCCCACAGCTCGAACTCGTGCCCTTCCTCCTGCACTTCGATGTCGGTGGTCTCTTCCCCTATGCGTACGAAGCGCCACTCGGCTTCGTACAGCTCGGTCGCGTCGCGCATCATTTGGTGGTGCACCTGCACATCGGGGTAGCTGTCGTACCACTTCACATCGCCCGCCTTGAATGTGATGACGGGGTCATCTGTTTGATCGTGGGTCGTGTCGTTGATGGCCTCCGTCACAATCGGGTCGTTCTTGGCCAGCACGAGCGTGACAAAGGCATCACGATGCTCGATGGTGTCGAACTTGATGACGTACGCTACTTCTGATCTGTATCCCATGGTTGCTTCTCCTAGTGTTGTGTGAGACGACATGTCTCACGGTTGATTACTCGGTAAGAACTTCTTGCATGTAGCGCACGAGACCGCGCACACCGCCGAACTTTTTCCTGATATGGGTGTGGTTGGTCCCAGTACCCCATTCGTTTCCCGGGGGTTTGTGTCGCCACGTACCTGTGGTGGGCCACAGGTGGTACTCGTGCCTGCGGCCGAGCCGGTCTGTGTTGTACACGATGATGTGTTCGCCGTGGTTGTGTACAGTGAACTCCAGACCCGCTACCGTCAAGATGGTCGGCGCGACCAAGACCCACTCGCTTGGTGTCATACCAACACCCCGTCCTCGTCGAACATCCAGCCGTTGGCTTCGGCGGCTTCGATCAGTGACTCCTCACTGGTGAGGTAGTCGTGCTCGGACTCAAGGTCTTTGTATATCTGCCGTGCGTAGGCCTGTGCCTCTTCGAGTATCCACGTCTCAAGGGCGTCGATCAGTTGGTCGATGTCCGCACCCTTGTACAGTTGGTAGACGTTCGCACGTTGCAGCGGGCCTTCCTCTTGCAAGCGCTCTTCATCGTCCTCGTCGAGGCATTCGAGGTTGCTGTAGCTGATGCTCTCAAGGCGCATCATGTTGTCGTGCACGTAGTGGAAGCCGCTGCGGTTGACGTTGGTGTAGCGCTCGACCCAGTCGTACCCCTCGTTGAGGATGGCTTGCAGCACGAAGTACCGGCCGTAGTCGGGGTGATCTTCCTTGAGGTGGTAGTCGAGGAACTCTTTGATGCGCACGCCCCCTGTCCACGATGCGCCATCACCTTGGGACCAGAAGCCTGAGAAGCGTATGTCGTCAATCTCGAAGCCACGTTCAGGCCCGTCTGCTTTGGCGTTCTCGTACACACCGTCCCACCATTCGTGATCCAGCGATTCGCTGAACCACTGCAACGCCTTGTCCTTGGCACGTTGGCTGAGTTCTTGATAGCTGAACTCTGTCTGTTCGATTTCATTTTCCATCTTTGTGCTCCTCAATGTCGGTCACGTTGTTCTCGCCGTAGTTGGCGCTGTGATGCGGGAACAAGCGCCATGCGTACTCCTCGGCTTGCTCCTTGTCTTTGGCCTGCACCTCGATGGTGTAGAACTCGATTGCTTGGATGTGTACTGTGTACGCTTTCATTGCTCGTTCTCCTTGGGTTGATCCATCTTCACAACGATTCCTGCAGCGGCCACCATTGACTGCGCCATGAGGTGCAGGTCTTGCATCTCTTTCTTGGCAGTCAGCAGCACGTTGACTGCGGCGGCTTTGGTCATGTCCTTCATGAGTAGCTCAAACGCCTCGGGCTTGCGCTTGAGTAGCTTCTGGATGATCGGCAGAGCTTGCCGTTCCTCATATGTGAGGGCGATCTTGGGTTTCTTTTCTTCAGTCATTGCTTGCTCCTCTTTTGTTGTGCGGTCACCCGCGAAGTTGCGGACAAAATGTCCGCGATTGTCTTTGTGGTTCATTCCTCATTCTCCTTTGCTTGTTGACGGTATGCGTTGAGTGTGTGCCACTTGTCTAGCTCCTGTGTTGACATGACCTGCACTGCGGCGCTGCGCTGCGTATCGAACAGCGCGAAGCGGTACTCGTAGTTGTTCTCGTGGCCTACGTACCCGGTCTGCTTGCCCACGTAGTGCTCCTCGATGGTCTCTGCCTGCTCAGCAAGGGCCACCATGGCGTCGAGCTGCTCTGCTGTGAGCAACAGCTCAGCGTTGCCGAATCTGATCTTGAATCTCATTTGCTTTCTCCTTGTAGTTTGATAAGCCACCGCGTGGCGTCGATGCGGTACGTGTTGAGCTTCGGCCACTTGCGCATGGCCGCTGCGCTGATGATGCACTTGACATCCGGGGCCTCGTGTATGCCCGACTTGTTGATGCGCAGTTTCTCCACCGGTACGTGCAGCACCATGAAGCCGTGCGCCTGCAAGTGCGCGAGCACTGCGGCGTAGTCCACCGTCGTGACGGTCTTGGTCGGCAGCGCCATAGGTTGTGCGGCTGTCATGTGCGCGGGCAGTGCCCACAAGCTGATTCTTTTCATCCTGCTCTCCAATAAAACAAGTCCAACAAGAGGACGACAGTGCACGCCGTGTAGATGGCGCACGTGATGTAGCGTGAGACGGGTTGTCTCACGTGTGTGGGGATGGGCTTTGCTGGCCCGGTGTATCGTTTCATGATCTCTCCATTCCTTTGTCAGCTATGCGCCGGATCAGCGCGAAGGCATACGCACGTGCGAGCGCTGTCTGGTCTTTCTCCGACAGCATGTCCCACGCATGGCGCATGATTTTTTCGAGGGCGTCGATGGCCTTGTCAAGTTCGTGCATGGCCATCTCCTCACAACATCTCACGCAGAACATCTTTGACCTTCTCGTCCCAGTCAATGTTGTCCAGCTCCTCGTCCACTTGCGTGGTGATGATGTCCTTGACCTGATCCTCTGTGACCCAGCCTTTTTGCGTGCGGGCGTACTCGGCCAGCGTCTCACGTGCGGTGTCAGCGGCGAGCTGCTCCACGTTTGCTTCGTCCAAGTGATCGCTGCTGCCCTCGTGGTCGAGCATGCGGTTCTCGATCATGGTCTCGATGCGTTTGTGCAGCTCCTCGTCCATGAGCTTGAGCGCGTTGCGGTTGGCCAGCATGGCGTGGAACTTGGTCTCCACCAGCATGTCGATGTGCATGGTGAACTGGTTGAGCAGCGCGTCGATGAGCGTGTGGTGCACAGCGTGGGCTGGCTGTTGGGGTTCGGCCATTGTGATGGGCATGTCGTTGAGGTTCATGATTGCGTTCTCCATAAGTTGTTTGCCAGTGGCCGACTGGCAGCGGTTTGTGAGACATTGCGTCTCACGGGTTCAAGAAAGGTTGATGACCGTTCCCTTGGGGAAGGATCACATGTCCTCCCACGGTATGGCTGACCAGTCCGTGGTGGTTGGTGCAGGCACGAAAACCTCCGGTGGTTTGACCGGCTGTTTGATCTCGGGCCATGGTGGGGGCATGGGCAAGCCCGCCTCGCGCCGCGCTTTGATTCGCTCAAGCCGTGCCTTGGGGCTACCGTCCTTGGCCAGTGAGGACACTTTGGGCGGCACACGTTCGTCTGGTGAGGGCACGTGCGTGGCCAAGCTGGGCAGTCGAGCTCGTTTGCGGTACTCGGGCGGCAGGGTCTCCCACAAACGCTTGATGCGCAGGCGCTCTTCCCACTCAATGTAGTTCTCCCACTGCATGTGCTGGGGTGGCAGACCTTTGCCCTGCCACATGAACTTGATACGCTCCCGTGTCTGGGTGAGCACCAGCTTGTATTCCAAAAAGAATGTAAGGTCGAGGTCAGGCCAAGCGTTCTTGACGTGCTTCTCTTGCTGCTGCGTGGATGCCAGCTCCTTGCGTATTCCCGCCATGACTTCGGTCCACGGCGCAGTCTTGGCCGTACGCCACACGGCGCTGGTGGCCATCTGCCTGTTGATCGTTGCCTTGATCTTGCGTTTCTCCAGCTCAGCGTTGGCGATGCGGGCGTACAAATCCCCGCTGTTGACGCGGTTGTGGATTTCTTTGGTCGTGAGTTCGCTCAAACCTTTGGCGCGGGGTTGGCATGCCTTGCACATGGATGACTCGATTTCCACAGGGGCGTTGCCTGAATAACCCCGCGCTCTGGCCTGTGCTCGGGATAGGTCTCGCTTGAACTCAGCCAGTGGTTTGATGTTTTTGCAGGTCGCACACATGGCGGCATGCGTGCCCGGTGCAGGTGAAAGATAACAGTTTTCCATGGTTTGCTCCAATGATGATGTAACGAAGTGTACATTGTCCACCTCTTATAAGCAAGTGGACACCCGAATGGGACAGCGGAAAGCCTTTGTTTATGCGGGTTGCGGGGGGTGCTGACCCACATGACTATCAAATCCCGAAAGAGCAAAGCTGGACAAAGCCACGGGATAAGTTCTGTCCACTTGCACGCACATATATACATATATCTCTAAATCTCTATTTATATATAGTAGTGTTCTGGACAGTGGGTGTGGGACGCTAGTATCCATGCGGGTTACAGGACGCCCACGTGTTGTCCACGGCGTTGTAAACAGTGGACATGCAAAATTTGCATAGTTTCTCCACAACGTGTTACCAAAGACCCGTGAGACACGGTGTCTCACGGGGGTGGATCGCTTCACTTGAAGCGGAGCTGGCGTGTGCCTGCCTTGTAGGTGTCCCATGCAGCGTCACGGGCGCGAGCCTCTTCGATGACCTTGCGCTTGTAGGCTTTGTCGGTGGCGAGGTGCACGAAGTCCTCACGCAGGGCGCGCAGCTTGGTGCGCTCAGTCTCACGGATGCTGATGGTGTAACGGTTACGGTTGCTCATGGTGTGCTCCAAGTGGTGAGACGCTGTGTCTCACGGATAAAAGAAAGCCCGGACAAGCCGGGCGGTTGGTGCCAGCTCGCTGGCGCTTTGCTGGGTTGACAGTGGGCGGAACAACGGCCACCCCTCGAATGCAGAGTCGATTGAAAAAACCAATCGGTTACTCAAACTTGATAGTCTCGCGCACAGCGGCCAGCAAAGCCACGACTTCGGCCTTGGTCAAACCAGCGCACACGTCAACGATGGCGTTGACCTTGGCACGCTTCACGGCAACGGGTTGGTGATGGTGAGACCGGGCTGTCTCACCAGTGCTGAAGTGAACCCCGACGTTACGACTCCAAGACTTCTGGGCAGCAACGTGACGCGTCTCACGTGTTGACTCAGGGCCAGTGTGAAACACGGCTGTACCCTTGGCGCTCCAAGTCGTATTGCACGCATAGTGCTTGGCGTGCACCTTGGCCAGTGCTGCCAGCAACTCAGGGTGAGACACGGATGTCTCACGTACAGCGGCCTGTAATGCAGCACCGTATGACGTGCCAGCCTTGAGGAATGCAGCGTAGCCAGCGGCTACAGTTTTGATAGAGCAGTTCATGATTCAGTAACTCCAATGATGTGGGCCGGTGTGGCCCGTATCGGTCAGGGCCAATCCCTAACCGATGCCTCTATTATACCAAAGGGTGTATTTTGGTACGTATCAGAAGGGGCAAACGGCGTACCGCAGACCCCACCCACCCCCCACCAAGCCTTTATGCAGCAGACAGGGCGAGCTTGCAAGAACACTGTTTGGCACCCGCTCCCAGCACTTTGTAAAAACTTTGACAAACCCACCCCCTTGCGCAAGAAATGCGCCCCACTCCAATTTTTTAAAAAAGACCCAAGAAACCCCTGTCAAACACTAGACACGCCCCACACGTTCCAAAAATGGGTGTACATTACGCCCAACGAGGTTACACGGCCTACGCAATATGTTTGAACACTTGGTGCAATTCAACCCGGAGCCAACACCGCCCGGGATCATGACGAGACTGGCCGACGCTGAGCCGGGAGAAGTCTTGGCTGCGCAGGTTTCAACCGCCAGTTGGTTGCAGGAGCTGGGCGCTCCACCGGACGACGAAGTCATTGATGCACTGGAGAAGGCGGACGCGCGCAAAGCGTTTCAGGCCCTGACCACCAACACCGACACGACCGAGCAGAAGGCTGCGCTGGTCCAGCTCAAGACGCCAGAGGCTGTGCGCCACATCACGGGCATGCTGACGGCCTACGACTGGGAGTTCATCGAGCAGGCCAAGGAACTTCGCGGTTACACGGTGGCCAAGCTGGTCGAGGAGACCAACAACGCCAACCCCAACATCCGCTTGAAGGCGCTCGGCCTACTGGGCAAGGTCACGGAGGTGGGGCTGTTCACCGACAAGATCGAGGTCAAGAAAACGGACATGACCGAGGACGAGATCGACAAGCGCCTCAAGGAAAAGCTGGCCAAGTTCATGGATGTGTCCGACGCTGACGTGACGGACATCGTCGAAATCAACACCACACCCCCAACGCCTGATGACACCAGCGACATTGACGCCTGAGCAAGCGCAGGCGCTGTTCAAAAACCTCGGCAAGCTGTCTGCGGCCGAGAAGCTGGAGGCGTTGGAGCTGCTGGACAAGGCACAGGCGCACAAGCAGAAGAATTTGGCCCGGTCGGACATGATCGAGTTTGCCAAAGCGGTGTACCCGGGCTTCAAAATCGGCCCCCACCACAGAAAACTGGCCAAAATCTTCGCGGAAGTGATCGCCGGGACCAAGAAACGGGTGATCATCAACATCGCGCCGCGTATGGGCAAGTCAGAATTCAGCTCGTACCTGTTTCCTGCCTTCTTTTTGGGCAATTTCCCCGAGAAGAAGATCATCATGGGCACCCACACCGCTGGTTTGTCGGAAGATTTCGGCCGACGGGTGCGAAATTTGCTCGCTGACGAGGATTACCATGGCCTTTTCCCCCGAACGCTGGTGGCAGACGATCAAAAAGCGGCAGGCAAGTGGAGCACTTCAGCCGGGGGCCAATACTACGCCGCAGGCGTAGGGGGCGCTCTTGCTGGTCGTGGTGCTGATCTGTTCGTTATTGACGATCCTCACTCGGAGCAGGACGTCAAGGCCAACTCACGGCTGGCTTTCGACACTGCGTGGTCTTGGTTCCAGACGGGCCCGCTCCAGCGACTGATGCCGGGCGGGGCGATCATCATCGTGATGACGCGCTGGGGCAAGCTGGACCTGACAGGGCGCTTGATTGACTATCAGGCCAAGAACCCGGCGTCCGAGCCGTGGGAGATCGTGGAGCTTCCGGCCATCTTGCACGAGGACACGGAGAACGAGAAGTCCCTGTGGCCCGAGCAGTGGCCGCTGGCCACCCTCAAGGCGACAAAGGCGTCGATCGACCCCCAGTACTGGAACGCCCAGTACATGCAGCAGCCCACCAGCAACAACGCAGCCATCATCTCGCGCAAGTCGTGGCGCGTGTGGGAGAAAGACGAGCCGCCGCGCTGCGACTACATCATCCAGAGCTGGGACACGGCGTTTGAGACCAGCAACACGGCTGACTATTCCGCGTGCACCACGTGGGGGGTGTTCTACAACGAGGAAGAGAACGACAAGGCGCAGGTCATCTTGCTGGACGCGTTCAAGGACCGCATGGCCTTCCCGGAGCTCAAGGTGATCGCGCTCAAGCACTACAAGGAGTGGGAGCCCGACGCGTTCATTGTGGAGAAGAAGGCCGCTGGCGCGCCGCTGATCCAAGAACTCAGGGCCGTGGGCATCCCGGTCGAGGAGTTCAGCCCCAGCCGGGGCAACGATAAAATCGTCCGGCTCAACGCGGTGTCTGACCTGTTTGCCTCTGGCTCGGTCTGGGCACCGGACAAGCGGTGGGCCCGCGAGGTGATCGAGGAGGTCGCATCCTTTCCCAACGGAGAGAACGATGACTTCGTTGACACCACATCTCAGGCGCTGTTACGCTTTCGCCGGGGCGGGTTCATCCCGCTGGACACCGACGAGCAAGAAGAGCGCTTCTACGCATCCCGCCGGGCGGCGTACTACTAAGAAAGATTTAAATCATGGCCACGAATATCGACAAGGCGCTGTTCCAGCAGCCCACGGGCATTGCGGCAGCCGCCGAAGGGCTGGACCCCATCGAGATTGAGATCGTAGACCCGGAAGCCGTGCGCATCGACATGGGCGACATGGAGCTCGAGATCGCCAAGGCCGAGCCTTCGGCCGATGACTTTGACGCCAACTTGGCCGAGTACATGGCCGAGGGCGCGCTGACCACGGTGGCGGGGGACTTGTCCAGCGACATTGACAACGATCGCGGCAGCCGCAAAGACTGGGAGAAGGCCTACACCGAGGGCCTCAAGCTCTTGGGCCTGAACATGGAGGAGCGCACGGAGCCGTGGAACGGGGCCAGCGGGGTGTTTCACCCGATGATCACCGAGGCTGTTGTCAGGTTCCAGTCAGAGACCATCACCGAGACGTTCCCGGCCGCTGGCCCGGTGCGCACCAAGATCGTGGGCAAGGAGACCTCCGAGAAGAAGGAGGCCGCGCAGCGCGTGGCAGCCGACATGAACTTCCAGCTCACGGAGGTGATGAAGGAGTTCCGCGCGGAGCACGAGCGCATGCTGTGGAGCCTCCCGGCCACCGGCTCGGCGTTCAAGAAGGTCTATTTTGACCCCAGCCTTGACCGTCAGGTGTCGGTCTTCATCCCGGCCGAGGACATCTTGCTGCCCTACGGCACCTCAGACATACAGTCGTGCTACCGCGTCACACACGTGATGCGCAAGACCAAGAACGAGATCATCAAACTGCAGCAGGCCGGGTTCTATGTGGACACCGATCTGGGTGACCCCGACAAGGCCATCGACGAGATCAACAAGGCCAAGGACAAGGAGACCGGGTTCAGCGATCTGAACGACGAGCGCTTCACGCTGTACGAGTGCCACGTGGACTTGGACCTCAAAGGGTTCGAGGACGAGGACGATGGCGAGCCCACCGGCATCGCGCTGCCGTACGTGGTGACCTTCATCCGGGGGACCAACACAGTGCTGTCCGTGCGCCGCAACTGGCGCGAAGACGACCCGCTCAGGCTCAAGCGCCAGCACTTTGTGCACTACCAGTACATCCCCGGCTTTGGTGCGTATGGCTTTGGCCTGTTCCACCTGATCGGCGGGTTCGCCAAGTCGGCCACCAGTTTGATGCGTCAGTTGATCGACTCCGGCACGTTGTCCAACTTGCCCGGTGGCCTGAAGACTCGCGGCCTGCGCATCAAGGGAGATGACACTCCGATCGCCCCGGGCGAGTGGCGCGACGTGGACGTGGGCTCCGGTGCCATCCGCGACAACATCATGCCGCTGCCCTACAAGGAGCCGAGCCAAGTTCTCATGGCGCTGCTGGGCAACGTGGTCGAGGAAGGTCGCCGGTTCGCCGCGACAGCCGACATGAAGATCAGCGACATGGGTGCCAACGCACCCGTGGGCTCCACGCTGGCGCTGCTTGAGCGCCAGTTGAAAGTGATGACTGCCGTGCAGGCGCGTGTGCACTACGCCCTCAAGGAAGAGCTGCAGTTGTTGGCAGCCATCATCCGCGACTACACGGACGACGAGTACTCGTACGAGCCCGACGGCGAAGAGGGCCCGCGCGCCAAGGCGGCGGACTACCGACATGTCGACATCCTGCCAGTGTCGGACCCCAACGCGGCCACTTTGAGCCAGCGCGTGGTGCAGTACCAAGCGGTGATCCAGATGGCCCAGATGGCACCGGACATCTACGACCTGCCCGCGCTGCACCGTGGCATGCTGGAGGTGTTGGGCATCAAGGAAGCCAACAAGCTCGTGCCGATCGAAGACGACATGAAGCCGGTGGACCCCGTGTCCGAGAACCAAGCCATCCTGCGCGGCAAGCCAGTCAAGGCCTTCTTGCACCAGAACCACGACGCCCACATGGCCGTGCACAACATGATGATGCAGGACCCCATGGTTGCGCAGGTGATTGGCCAGAACCCGCAGGCCCAGAAGATCATGGCGGAGATGCAGGCACACATCTCCGAGCACTTGGGCTTCAAGATGCGCCAGCAGATCGAGGCTCAGTTGGGTATGCCCCTGCCACCCGAGGACGACAAGCTGCCACCGGAGATCGAGATCGCCCTGTCCGGCATGATGGCGCAGGCCGCGCAGCAGGTGGTGCAGCAAAGCCAAGCGCAGGCCCAGCAGGCGCAGGCCCAGCAGCAGATGCAGGACCCCGTGTTGCAGATGCAGATGCAGGAGCTGCAGATCAAGCAGCAAGAAGTGCAGGTCAAGAGCCAAGTGGAGATGGCCAAGATGCAGTTGGCCCAGCAGGAGTTTCAACTCAAGCAGCAGCAGATGGCCATCAACGCAGCTGCGACCTCCGACAAGCAAGAGCTCGAGCAGGAGAAAGTCAGCGGCCAGTTGGAGCTGGAGTCCCTGCGCGTGGGTGCACAGATTCAGGAAAGCAAAGCCAAAGCCGACGCGGCCGAGCGCCAAGCAGGCCTGAAGATTGGCGTCGATGTCGCCAAGAGCCAAGCGGAGCAGCGACTGCGCGCCGCGCAGCTGCTGGCCCAGTCCCAAAAACCAACTGGAAAATCTGATCAATGATCCAAGACTTCGCACGCGTATTGCGCGAGAAATTACGCACCGACATGAACAACTACGCCGATGACTTGGCCAGTGGTGCATGCCGCAACTTTGACGAATACCAAAAACTCTGCGGAATCATTCAGGGTCTTGCGACCGCAGAGCGTCATCTCCTAGACCTTGCAGAGAAAGTTGAGAAATCAGATGAGTGAAATCATTCTGCCTCCGGGCATCACTTTGCCCAAACACATCCAGCCAATTGACGCCCCAGACGAAGCGGCCAGCAGCGACGAAAAAGCGTCAGCACTGCCGGTTCCGACGGGCTACAAGCTGCTGTGCATTGTCCCCAACGTCGATGAAAAGATCGCTGGCACATCGCTCGACCTCGTTCGAGATGCCGCCACCCTGCGCGCCGAAGAACACGCCACAACCGTGTTGTTTGTTTTGCGTGTTGGCCCAGACGCGTACAAAGACCCTGCCAAGTTCCCGTCGGGAGCGTGGTGCAAAGAGGGCGACTTTGTGCTCGTGCGTACCTACACCGGTACGCGTTTCAAGGTGTTTGGCAAGGAGTTCAGGATTCTGAACGACGACCAAATTGAATGTGTTGTGCAAGACCCTCGCGGCTACACCCGCGCATGAAGGAGTAAAAATGGCTGAGTCCTACAAGTTCCCCGACGAGGTCGATGAGACCAACGTCGAGGTAGTCACAGACACCGACGTCGAGATTGAGATCGTCGACGACACCCCTGAGCGGGACCGTGGCCGCAAGCCGCTGGACCGCGAAGTGGCCGACCCCACTGACGAGGAGATCGAAAACTACTCCGACAACGTCAAGAAGCGCATCAAGGACCTGACCCACGCACGCCACGATGAGCGCCGGGCCAAGGAGTCGCTCTTGCGCGAGAAGCAGGAGCTGGAGCGCCTTGCACAGCACATGATGGCGGAGAACAACAAGCTCAAGCAGTACGTGAACAACGGCTCCGAGCACTACGCCGCCTCTGTCAAACACATTGCAGACAACGAAGTCGACAAGGCCAAGCGCGCTTTGAAAGAAGCCAACGAGTCCTTTGACACAGAAGCCATGATCGCTGCGCAAGAAGCGTTGATGGACGCCAAGATGCGTGCGGAAGCTGCAAAAAATTTCCGTCACACCCCTTTACAGGTGGACGAACCTGCGGTACAAACGTATCAACAGCAAGACGCTGCACCTCAAGTCGACGAAAAGACTCTGCGCTGGCAGGCAAAAAACCAGTGGTTTGGGGCGTCAGGTTTTGAAGAACACACCAGCTTCGCACTAGGGCTGCACCAAAAGCTAGTGAACACGGGGCTTGATCCCCGCTCTGACGAATACTTCGAGCGAATCGACGCTCGCATGAAGTCGACATTCCCGGACGTGTTCGGAAATGAAGACCGGCCGAAGACCGGCGATGGCTCCCGACGACCTGCTTCTGTCGTGGCCCCAGCGACCCGTTCGACTGGAGCCCGAAAAGTCCAGCTAACACCGACGCAAGTTGCGCTGGCAAAAAAGTACGGACTGACCCCGCAGCAATACGCTGCTGAAGTAGCAAAACTGGAGAAATCGAATGGCTGAAACACTCAACCGGAACCCCCGCGCCCTTGAGGCACGCGATAAAACTTCTCGGATCGTTTACACACCTCCGAGCGCACTGCCCGATCCGACACCTGAGCCCGGTTACGTTTATCGCTGGATTGCGACACACGTGCTTGGCGAAGCCCAGAACACGAACGTGTCTACCAAGATGCGTGAAGGCTGGGAACCGGTGAAAGCAGTCGACCATCCTGAGCTCATGCTTGAAGGAAATGCAAAGACCGGAAACGTCGAACTCGGTGGCCTCATGCTCTGCAAGATGCCGCGTGAACGCGCACAGGCCCGGGACGAGTATTACGCCAAACAAGCGCAGGCCCAGATGGAATCTGTCGACAACAGCTTCATGCGAAACAACGACCCCCGCATGCCACTTTTCGCTGACCGCAAGTCAACGACCAGTCGCGGTGGCGGTTTTGGTTCTGGTTCAAAGTAACAAGGAGTCCTTAAATGGCAACAACCGCTTCTCCCTACGGGCTGCGCCCCGTAAATCGCGTTGATGGCATGCCTTATGCTGGTGCAACTCAGACTTTTCTGATTGACCCCGCTGGCGAAGCCACCAACCTCTTCTATGGCCAAGTCGTCATCATTGGCGCTGACGGCTATTTGGCCCTGTCTACCGCCACTGGCGCTGACATCACCACCAACAACCTTGGCGGCAACGGTATTGGCGCAATCGGCGTGTTCGTCGGCTGCGAGTACTTCAACGCCCAAGGCCAGTTGATCTTCAGCCAGTTCTACCCCTCCGGCACAACCGGCGTGGTGTCGGCCAAGGTCATCACTGACCCCAACGTCGTGTTCCAAGCACAGTTGGACGGCTCCGGCGCACAGACCGTGTTGGGCACCAACACCTTCTTTGCCGCTGCGCAGAGCACCAGCACTGGTTCTACCCAGACTGGCGTGTCGAACAGCGCATTGGATGCCACTGTGGTGACCACCGCTGCAGCCTTCCGTATCGTGGGCTTTGCGTCCACTCCCGGCGATGCGTTCACTGATGTGTTGGTTAAGTTCAACCCCAGTGCACACTCGTACCTGAACAACGTCGGCCTGTAAGGAGTAACTCACCATGGCAATTTCACGCGCACAACTGCTCAAAGAGCTGCTCCCCGGCCTGAACGCCTTGTTCGGTTTGGAGTACAAACGCTACGGCGAAGAGCACAAAGAACTGTACGAAACAGAGAAATCTGAGCGTTCGTTCGAAGAAGAAACCAAGCTGTCCGGCTTTGGTGCTGCACCTGTCAAGAACGAAGGCTCCGCCATCGCTTACGACAACGCGCAAGAAGCCTTCACTGCTCGCTACACCCACGAAACCATCGCTCTGGGCTTCTCCATCACTGAAGAAGCTGTGGAAGACAACCTGTACGACAGCTTGTCCGCCCGCTACACCAAGGCACTGGCCCGTGGCATGGCCTACACCAAGCAGGTCAAAGCTGCGTCCGTGTTGAACACTGGCTTCTCCGGTGCTGCCCCCGGCGGCGACGGCGTCTCCTTGTTCGGCAACAACAGCTCCGGCACTCGCGTTGGCCACCCACTCGTGGGCGGCGGCGTGAACTACAACAGCCCAACAACTGGTGTGGACTTGAACGAGACGTCGCTGGAAAACGCAACGATCCAGATCGCTGCTTGGACGGACGAGCGTCAACTGCTGATTGCAGCCAAGCCAGTCAAGCTGGTGATCCCTCCATCACTGATGTTCGTTGCCAAGCGCTTGCTGGACACCGAACTGCGTGTGGGCACTGCCGACAACGACATCAACGCGTTGAAGCAGATGGGCACCATCTCCGGTGGCTACACCGTCAACCACTTCTTGACCGACAACAACGCTTGGTTCCTGACCACAGACGTTCCAAACGGCCTGAAGCACTTCGAGCGCGCCGCCTTGGCCACCTCGATGGATGGTGATTTCGACACCGGCAACGTCCGCTACAAGGCCCGCGAGCGTTATTCGTTCGGCTGGTCTGACCCATTGGGTATCTGGGGCAGCTCCGGTTCGTCCTAAGCCCTTGGGCTTAAATGAGAAGGGCCCCTTGTGGGCCCTTTTCTTTTGGGTTATATTGCCCACACTCCCCGGACTTTCCGGTGTATCTGACGGCTCCGGGCCGACGTCATGCAGACAGATACGCCTTAACCGCATGAGGAACCCATCATGGCACGCACTACCTTCTCCGGTCCCGTCAAATCCGACAACGGTTTTGAGGGCAACATCACTGGCAACGTCACTGGCACCGTTACCGGCGCTGTTGCAGCTACCACGCTGACAGCTTCTGGCGTCGCATCGCTGACCAACGCATCCATCTCCATGACCGCACTGCCAACAGCAGACCCCACAGTTGCTGGCCGTCTCTGGAACGATGCAGGCACCCTCAAAGTTTCCGCCGGTTAATTAGTCTCGGGGGCCTCGGCCTCTGCAAAACAGGAGATTGATTATGACGATGCAAACCGACGTCCTATCGGTACACACCGAAGCTACGGCTACCGTGGTGGCGTACCGCACTCGCGTCAGAGCCTATCACTGCATTTCTGGCGGAACCGCCGGGGATGTTATTTTTCGTGATGGCGGCGCAGGCGGCACCATCTTGTTGCAGTTCAACATTGCAACGGGCACGCAACCAATCACGATGCCACTTCCCGGCCAAGGGATTTTGTTTCGTACGAACGTCCATGTGACGCTCCCAGCCGCCGCAAAAATCACGGTGTTCTATGGCTAAGTCGCCTGCATGGACACGCAAAGAAGGCAAATCCGAAAAGGGTGGCCTGAACGCGAAAGGGCGCGCCTCGTACAACAAGGCCAACCCCGGCAAACCCGGCCTGAAGGCTCCCCAGCCAGAGGGCGGCAAACGCCGCGACTCTTTTTGTGCCCGTATGGAAGGCATGAAAGAGAAGCTGACCGGAGAGAAGGCCAAGAAGGACCCGAACTCCCGCATCAACAAGAGCCTGCGGGCGTGGAAGTGCTGACATGGAAATGATGGTCTGGAACCTTGTGCTCACAGCCGTTGTGGCCATGCTGGGGTTCGTTTTGAAAGAAAGGTTTGCCGAGATCAATCGTCTTGGCATTCTGCTCAACCGCACCCGCGAGGAAGTGGCACGGGATCACATCACGCGCTCGGAGTTCCGGGCCGACATGCAGCAGTTGATGGACCGGTTTGATCGGCTGGAGCGCAAGATTGACAACCTGCGAGGCGGCAATGCCCAGCACGAGTAAAAAGCAACACAACTTCATGGCGGCTGTGGCCAACAACCCAGCCTTTGCGAAGAAAACAGGTGTCCCACAGTCCGTGGGCAAAGATTTTTCCAACGCGGACAAGGGCCGCAAATTTTCAAAAGGTGGCGATATGGCAACGAAAATGAACCCCGCTTTCAAAGCGATGATTGCGAAAAACAAGGCAGGTGCTAAAGCGGACATGCCGATGAAAAAAATGGCCAAGGGCGGCGTCACGCGTGCCGACGGCTGCGTGTCCAAGGGTCACACCAAGGGCACCATGGTCAAGATGGCCATGGGCGGCAAGGCCTGCTGACATGATGGCCAGTCGCGGCATGGGGGCAGTGCTCCCTTCCAAGATGCCCAAAGGCGTGAAAAAAGCACGCCGGGATGACACCGACTTCACGCAGTACGCTGAAGGCGGCAAAGTCAATGCGGCTGGCAACTACACCAAGCCCGATCTGCGCAAGCGTATCGTGAGCCAAGTCAAAGCTGCTGCAACGCAGGGCACCGGGGCAGGCCAGTGGTCAGCCCGCAAAGCGCAGCTTGTGGCCAAGAAATACAAAGCAGCCGGAGGTGGCTACCGTGACTAAAGAAACCCCAAACGCCAAGCGGCTCAAGGAAGAGAAGCGCCTTGAAGATTTTACGGAGCTAGGTCTCGTTTTTAACGAAGATCGCAACGCCATGAAAGAGCCTACGGGGCGTAAACTGGCACGTATGGTGGGTCAGGACGATGGTGGGTACGGTACTTCCCGCAGCGCTGGCGCACGTTATGCTGCAGGCAAAGCACAAGACAAAGTGTGGCGTGCAGGTGATAAAACCGTCGGGGAATCTGCGGACGATCCGACCGTGCGCCAAGCTCGTAAAGAAGCCGCTGCGGAAGAACGCCGGGAAGCTCGCGGCATGAAAAAAGGCGGGGTTGTTTCTGCCTCCAAACGCGCCGATGGCTGCGCTCAACGCGGTAAGACCAAAGGTCGGATGGTGTAATGAAAGCGCCCCAGCAATCCCTCAAAGACTGGGGCGACCAGAAGTGGCGCACCAAGAGTGGGAAGCCGTCTTCCAAGACGGGGGAGCGTTATTTGCCAGAGAAGGCGATAAAATCGCTCAGCCCCGCAGAGTATGCGGCCACCACAAAAGCCAAGCGTGCGGGTAAAGCCGTGGGCAAGCAGTTTGTGAAACAGCCGCCCAAAGTGGCAGCAAAAACCGCGAGGTTCAGATAATGTACCAGTACCCATCCGGCCCCGTGTACGGCGGCTCGCAATACAACCCTGCAACTGGCGCAGAGTCCCGCGACCTGCGCCCTTTGTCGTCAGACGATCCCCGTTACAGCCAGCGGCAACCGGGCATGCTGGGTGGGACGACAAACCGCCCCACCAACAAACTGCCTCCGGGATATGGCCAAGAGCCGGTCATCATGGACGGCGATGGCGGCATGCGCCCCCCGGGTTACCCTCCGCAAACCGGCGGAACAACACCCCTGCCGTTTGAGGGCAGCGACCCCGTTATGTTTGGTCCTCGCGGCCCACACCGCATAAAGAACCCACCACCTACGCAGAACAACGACCTTGGCTACATTGGGGGCACTCCCGACTTTGATGAAACCACAGGCACGTACCGGGATGGTCGGGACACGCCCGGCATGATGGGAACCTATGACGGTCGGGGACCCCTACTATCTGCCGATGGCCCGCGCAGCGATTACGATCCCCAGCAGCAGATGAGCCGCCCATCCCGCCAAAACAGGCCTTTGGGTGGCCGCTACAACGGCTTTGGCCAACAGCAGCAGAACCCCTTCATGGGCGGTGGCGGCTTTGGTGGTTTTGGCCAACAGCAGATGAATCCCTTCATGGGTGGCGGCGGCTTTGGTGGTTTTGGCCAACAGCAAATGAACCCGTTCATGGGCGGCTTTGGCCAGCAGATGAACCCCTTCATGGGCGGGGGCGGCTTTGGCGGCTACGGTGGCTTTGGCCAACAACAGATGAACCCCTTCATGGGCGGGGGCATGGGCGGCTTTGGCCAACAGCAAATGAACCCCTTCATGGGCGGTGGCGGCTTTGGTGGTTTTGGCGGCATGGGCGGCTACGGCCAGCAGATGCAGAACCCGTTCATGGGTGGCGGCGGCTTTGGTGGTTTTGGCCAACAGACGCAAAACCGCTCAATGCAGCAACAGCAACCAATGCAACTGCCAATCCAGCAACCGCAGCAGCAACAACAGCCCATGGGCTACCAAGGCGGGGCGTTCTAAATGGCAACTTCTGGCACCTCTGCATTCAACCTCGATTTGACGGAGATCGTCGAGGAGGCGTTCGAGCGCGTGGGTTCGGAGATGCGTACGGGTTACGACCTGCGCACGGCCCGCCGATCGCTGAACCTGATGTTTGCCGACTGGGCCAACCGTGGCGTCAACATGTGGACGTTCGAGCAGGGCTCCATCAATCTGGTGGCAGGCACGGCAACATACGACCTTCCGGCCGACACAGTGGACCTGCTGGAGCATGTGGTTCGCACGGGCGCGGGCAGCGCCTCGACGCAGGCGGACCTGACCATTACCCGGATCAGCGTCTCCACCTACGCCACCATCCCCAACAAGCTGCAGCAAGCCCGACCCATTCAGGTCTGGATTGAGCGCTTGAACACCCCGCGCATCACCGTCTGGCCAGTCCCGGACAACTCGCAGCCCTACACGTTCGTGTACTGGCGCATGAAGCGCATCCAAGACGCTGGCAACGGCGTCAACACGATGGACATGCCCTTCCGGTTTGTCCCCTGCATGGTGGCAGGCTTGGCCTACTACTTGGCCCTGAAGGTGCCCGGCGGTGCCGATCGTATGGGTGTTTTGAAACAGCAGTACGATGAGGCTTGGCAACTGGCCTCTGATGAAGATCGCGAGAAGGCGTCTGTGCGGTTTGTGCCGCGTCAGATGTTCATTGGGAGCGGGACGTAATGGGTAATCGGTTTGCCAGCGCCAAGAACTCGATCGCCCAGTGCGATCGTTGTGGCTTTCGCTTCAAACTGACCTCGTTGCGCACAGAGGTCATCAAGACCAAGCGGTACAACCTCATGGTGTGCGACACGTGCTGGGACCCGGACCACCCACAGCTGTTGCTGGGGATGTACCCGGTAGATGATCCGCAGGCCGTGCGCAACCCCCGCCGGGACACCACGTACGTGACGGCCGGGCCGAACGCGGCGGGTAACCTGACCGGCGGATCGAGAGACATTCAGTGGGGCTGGAACCCGGTTGGCGGGTCCCGGTTCTTTGATAACGCGTTGACGCCGAACTATTTGGCGTTGAACGTGGAAGTTGGTACAGTAACGGTACAGATAGGAGTCTGACATGGACGCAAAAACCGCAGTGCGCAAGCACGAAGCAAACCTGCACCCCGGTGCAAAGCCCACCAAGCTGCGTGCTGGTGGCAAGACCAACAGCGACATGCTGAAGATGGGACGCAACTTGGCCAAAGTCGCCAACCAGAAGTCTCCCGGCCGCAAGGGGGGTTGATATGGCAACATACAAACAACCCAAAGCCGCGCAGCCTGCTGTGCTGCCCAAGACCAACGCCATGAAGGCGATGAGGGACACCAACGTGTCCGTGGCCAACAACCACAGCAACGAGTATCCCGGCGTCAAAACCAGCGGTATCAAAATTCGTGGCACTGGCGCGGCTACCAAAGGCACGATGGCCCGTGGGCCCATGGCGTGAGGACTGAATGAACTACACCCAGTTGAAGGCGGCGATCATCGCCTACACAGACAACCAAGACACCGCCTTTGAGGCGGAGGTCCCCGTGTTTGTGAAGCAGGCTGAGCAGCGCATCTTCAACATGGTGCAGTTCCCTTCGCTTCGCAAAAACGTCACGGGCACGACGACTGCGGCCAACAAGTATCTGGCTTGCCCGAGCGACTTTCTGTCGGTCTACTCACTGGCCGTGGTGGACAACGTCACGGGGGCGTACGAGTACCTGCTCAACAAGGATGTGAACTTCATCCGGCAGGCGTACCCCGTACCTTCCGCCGTGGGCTTCCCCAAGTACTACGCGCTGTTTGGCCCACAGTCCAGTGACATCAATGAGTTGACGTTTATCTTGGGCCCTACACCCAACGGCACGTATACGGCCGAGTTGCATTACTTCTACTACCCCCCATCGATCGTTGATGAGGGCACTTCGTGGCTGGGTGACAACTTTGACAGCGTGCTGTTGTACGGTTCGCTGGTTGAGGCGTACACCTACATGAAGGGTGAAACCGACTTGATGCAGCTCTACGACGGCAAGTTCAAAGAAGCTATGATGCTGGCCAAACGTCTGGGGGATGGGCTTGAGCGTTCCGACGCTTACAGAAGCGGTCAGTTCCGTGCACCACCCCTACCGCAAAACAATGGGGTGACCTGATATGGCAATTCTACAAACCGCAACTACGTCGTTCAAAGTGGAGCTGCCGCAGGGCATCCACAACTTTGGACCCACATCGCCCGACACATTCAAGATCGCGCTGTACACGGCTGCCGCCGATCTTGGCTACGCCACTGCGGCGTACACCACATCGGGCGAAGTCGTTGGTACTGGCTACACGGCGGGCGGCAACACGCTGACCATCACGGTGACCCCTGTGGCAGCCAACAACTTGGCGGGTACGCCAACAGCCTACTTCAGCTTTGCCAACACCTCTTGGACGGGCGCAACATTCACGGCTCGTGCAGCACTGATCTACAACAGCACCGAGGGCAACAAGTCCGTGGCTGTGCTAGATTTCGGCGCAGACAAGACCGTGAACAACGACACCTTCCAAGTCATTTTCCCAACTGCCGATGCCAACAGCGCTATCGTGCGTATTTCATAAGGACACATCATGGAAAACAGCAAAGCTTCAGACAGCGTTACAGCAGGCCTGATCACGCAACGCGCAGGCACTGAACGTGTTGGCGCTGGCGGCGTATTTACCGTCACTTGCGTGGGCGCAGACGGAAAAGAGAAGTGGTCGGACACCTTCCACAACCTCGTGGTTAACCAAGGCTTGCAGGACATGAACAGCAAGTATTTTGCTGCTTCTGGCTACACCGCTGCTTGGTATCTGGGTTTGGTTGAGGGTCCCGGCTCCGGCACATCGTTTGCCGCTGGCGACACACTGGCCTCGCACGCAGGCTGGACAGAGCTAGTTCCCGGCACTGCCTACACCGGCAACCGCAAGGCGGTGACATTTGGCACGGCCACCACGGCTGACCCATCGGTGATTTCCAACTCCGCCAGTGCCAGCTCGTTTGCTATGTTGGTGAACAGCACTGTGGTTGCGGGCGCGTTTTTGACCAGCGTTAGCAGCGGCACATCCGGCATCTTGTTCTCGGCCGGTGACTTCACTGGCGGTGACAAGACTGTGGACAGCGGCGATACGCTGAACGTCACCTACTCTTTCTCGCTTGACGCAGCCTGATAGGACGTGCGGTGTTTGGTGATGTCACTTTTGCCCAAGCACCCTTCGCCTCTTTAGGCGGGAACACGTTTGCCGTCTCTGTTTCGGACGCCGCTACAGCGTCCGAGTTGTCTGAGGCCCCAAGCGTTATTCGCGGGAAGAGGGTAGATGAGGGTGCAACCGCCCAAGATGCCCAGTCCGTCATTGCCACCATGGTGGCGACACAGGCAGAGACAGCCGCTGCCGCAGATGCCCAGTCCGTTATTGCCACCATGGTGGCCAACGCTCTGGAACAGGCCGGGGCTGCAGCAGCCCAGACGGCCATTGGCACCTTCTTGGCAGCGCAGGCGGAGAGCACCACCGGCACAGCAACGCAGACTGCAGCAGGTACAGTCTTGGCCGCGCAGGCCGAAGCAGCCACTGGAGCGGACTCTTCAAACCGGGGCCTTCTGGTCTCTGTGGCCATTGCAGAAAGCGCTACGGGTACTACGGCCCAAGTGGCCCAGCTTAGTGTGAATGTGTCAATTGCGGAAGCCGTCAGTGCTTTGAGCACTCTGGGCGTTGTCAAGGAAGCCAACGTGTACCCAACAGGTGTACAACTCTACATTAACATCGGCGGGGAGTTGGTCTGGGCAACAATTGACACCGACCAGTCTCCCGGCTGGACGCAACTACCGTCGTAAGGATTAAAAATGGCATTGGCACTCAAAGATCGCGTCAAGGAAACAACCACAACAACCGGCACCGGCACGGTTACGTTGGCTGGCGCAGCCGCAGGGTTCCAATCCTTTGCCGCTGTTGGTAACGGCAACCAAACCTTTTATGCCATCGTGGATGCTGCCACGGGCGCTTGGGAGGTGGGTGTTGGCACATACACCTCTTCTGGCACAACCCTGTCACGCACGACCGTGGTTTCGTCCAGCAATGCTGGCTCGCTGGTAGATTTTGCCGCTGGCTCCAAGGACGTGTTTGTCACCTACCCATCGTCGCGTTCGGTGTATCTGGACGCAGCGGGCTCCGCCGTCACAGCGCTGGACATCGGCACCTTGGGCGCAAGCACCGCCAATATCACCACGGCCAACATCACTGCAGGCACGATCACAACCACTCCAGCCACGGGCAATGATCTGGTCAACAAGAACTATGTGGATACGCTGGTAGCTTCTGGCATCCATTTCCACCAGCCAGTGCGGGTGGAATCACCGATCAACCTGAACGCAACCTACAACAACGGCACAGCCGGTGTGGGCGCAACCTTGACCAACGCAGGCACTCAAGCTGCTTTGGTGATCGACGGTGTGACGGTTAGCGTAGCAGACCGCGTGCTGGTGTACCAGCAAACCACGCAGACCCAAAACGGTGTCTATGTGGTCACTGATGTGGGTTCGGGCTCAACCAACTGGGTGTTGACGCGCTCAGACGACACAGACACTTTCGGTTTTGCTGGTCCTGACACGTTGAGCGAGGGCTCCACGTTTTTCGTGCAGCAGGGTACAACCGGCGCTGGCGAGACATACACCTGCAACACGACGGGTGTCATCACGTTTGGCACAACCAACATCACGTTTGCCCAGATCAGCTCAGCGCAGATTTACAGCGCAGGCACGGGCCTGACCCTCTCCGGCACACAGTTCAGCATCACCAACACTGGCACTGCGGGCACGTACGGCTCAGCATCTTCTGTCCCGGTGATCACCACGAACGCACAGGGTCAAGTCACGGGCGTCACCCCCACGGCCATCGCCATCTCGGGTGCAGCGGTGTCGGGCAACATCTCAGGCCAAGCCGGATCGGTGGCCAACGCCCTGACGGCAGGCACATTCCTGACCGCTGCGGGCACGTTTGATGGCTCAGCAGCCCGCACCTTTGCTGTGGATGCCACGGATGCAAACACGGCCTCCAAGGTTGTGGCGCGTGACGCTTCGGGCAACTTCAGCGCAGGGACCATTACTGCCACACTGAGCGGTGCAGCAACCAGCGCGACCACAGCGACCAACCTTGCAGGCGGCGCGGCCAACCGGATCGCATACCAGACCGGCTCGGGCACCACAGGCTTTGCCACAGCGCCTTCGGCATCCAACCAAGTCCTGAACTGGAACGGCTCAGCGTTTACATGGAGTGCTGGCACGATCTCGGGCGTGGCTTTGGGCAGCAACCTGAACGCTTTGACATTGGGTTCGTATCTGACCGGTACAAGCTACAACGGCTCTGGCGCAGTCACTGCGGCAGTGGATGCTACAGATGCCAACACAGCAGGTAAAGTTGTAGCTCGTGATGGCTCAGGCAACTTCAGCGCGGGCACGATTACTGCGGCGTTGAGCGGGAATGCCAGCACTGCAACAACACTTCAAACGGCCAGAACCATCAACAGCGTGTCGTTTAACGGCTCCGCAAACATCACGGTAACAGCTAATACAACCAATGCACTGACCCTCGGCACAGGCCTTACGGGCACGAGCTTCAATGGCTCCGCTGCGGTAACTGCCACCGTTTCGTACGGCACCTCTTCGGGCACTGCCTGTCAAGGAAACGACTCTCGCTTGAGCGACTCCCGGCAAGCAACAAACACAAACACGCAGTTGGCTTCCTTGGGTGTTGGCACTGCGGCGTCTGGCACCGCTGGTGAAATTCGCGCAACCAACAACGTCACGGCGTACTACTCTGACGATCGGCTGAAGACCCGTATTGGCAGTATTGAGAATGCACTGGCCAAGGTTCGCACACTAGACAGCTTCTACTACCATGCCAATGAAACTGCTCAGGCGCTCGGGTATGTCTCTGTCCGTGAAGTCGGTGTTTCCGCTCAACAGGTGCAGGCCATCATGCCGGAGGTTGTTGCTCCAGCCCCTATCGACGACAAGTATTTGACGGTTCGGTACGAACGCCTTGTGCCCTTGCTGTTGGCCGCAATCAACGAACTTGAAGCCCGTGTAGCCGCCCTTGAGGCGAAAGGATAATCATGTCAAGCACCTTCTCCAACCTCAAGTTTGAGCTGATCGGCAACGGTGAGCAGTCAGGCGCTTGGGGCACCACGACCAACTCCAACATTGGTACTGCCATCGAGCAGGCCATTGTGGGCATGGCCACTCTGGACTCCGGCGACTTTACGGCCAACGTGGCAACACTGACGCTGGCCAACACCACGGCGGCGCAGGATGCCCGGGCACTGTGTTTGAACATTGCCTCTGGCGCGGTGTCTGCTGCGGGCACGATCAACGTCCCGGCCATCCAGAAGCCCTACCTGATCATCAACGGCTCCAGCTTCGCTGTGACGGTCAAGGTCTCGGGCCTGACCGGTGTGGCAGTCCCTCCCGGCACGCGCACGGTGGTGTACAACAACGGCACGGATGTGGGCGAGCAGATCAGCTTTCTGTCTTCCTTGACTTTGCTGACGGCCCTGCCTGTTGCCTCTGGTGGATCAGGCGCGTCAACTGCATCAGCGGCACGGACCAACTTCGGCGCAACAACGCTGGGCGGCAACCTCTTCACGATCACCAATCCAAGCGCGGTGACATTCCCACGCTTCAATGCGGACAACACCGTCTCGTCTCTGAGTGCATCGGACTTCCGCACAGCCATCGGCGCTGGTACAGCCACAGGTACTGTGACTTCGGTTGCAGGTACTGGCTCCGCCAACGGCCTGACGCTTTCGGGCACGGTGACATCCACGGGCAACATCACGCTGGGCGGCTCCGTCACAAGCCTGACAACAACCAACTTCACAATCATGGAAGAAGGCGGTAAGCTCGTGATCAAGTACGGCGGCACCGTGGTTGCCTCGTTCAGCAGCGCAGGCGCTCTGATCGCCAAAGACAACATCACCGCCTACGGCACCCCATAAGGAGCGAACATGGTAATGCCAGCAAGCGGCCCCCTGAACATGGGAGGCACATCAAGCCCAGTCAGTGTCGCTCAAGAACTCGGTCTGAGCCTGACCGCGACTATCTCAATGAACGATGCAGCAGTCCGCACTCTTGCGGGTGTTGGCGGAAGCGGCACCTCATGGAGCATGAATTCGCTTTACGGGAAGTCGAACGCTTACACCATTGAGTATTTGGTTGTTGCTGGCGGGGCGGGCGGTGGTATCTTTCAATCTAACTACGGTGGCGGCGGTAGTGGTGGCGGCGGCGCAGGAGGCTATCGCACGGCATCGGGCAGCATAAATTCTGGCTCCTCAAACGCAGTAACTGTAGGTAGTGGCGGGGCATCCGGTGCAAACGGCTCCAACACTTCCTTTTTGACAATCACCTCCACTGGCGGCGGGACGGGTGGCGGAGCATCAGCAAGCGGCAATTCGGGAGGTTCTGGTGGCGGCGCAAGCGCTGTTCTTGCTTTTGCGGGCGCAGCGGGGATTGCAGGTCAGGGCAATAACGGTGGGAGCAGCTCAAACTTTACTGATTGCTGCGGAAACTCCGCTTTGGCTGGTGGCGGTGGCGGCGGCGCGGGAGCGGTGGGGGGTAGTGGTAACGCTTTTGGCAGTGCCGGTAATGGCGGAGGCGGAACGGCATGGAGTAACGGCACTACTTATGCTGGTGGCGGTGGCGGTGGCGGTAACTTTTATTGTGGAAGAGGATCGGGTGGTTCCGGAGGCGGCGCTATTGGCGGCGGATTTAATACATCTCCTGCAAGCGGTTCTGCAAACACTGGCGGCGGTGGTGGCGGCTTCGGAAATGCTAACTACCCGGGGGCGAATGCTGGTGGTTCTGGCGTCGTGATTATTCGTTACCTCGGAGCACAGCGCGGTACAGGCGGAACCGTTACCTCTGCAGGCGGGTACACCTACCATACCTTCACATCTTCTGGGACATACGTAGCATGAGCCAATTTGCCCAAATCGACGAGAACAACATTGTTCGGCGTGTGCTGGTCATTGACCAAGCTGAGATCGACACAGGGAACTGGGGAGACCCGGCCACTTTTGTGCAGACCAGCTATAACACCCGGGGCGGTATTTATTACACCCCCAACACCAATACGCCTGATCCAGACCAATCCAAAGCGTTTCGCAAAAACTTTGCAGGTATCGGATACACATGGCTTCCTGATGGCCCAGAAGGCGCTGGTTTTACCCCGCCATCCCCGTACCCGTCGTGGGTGATGAACAGTTTCTCTTATTTGTGGGAAGCTCCAATCCCGATGCCGGTACCAAACAATCCGCCGTATTACGAGTGGGACGAGGCCACATTGTCTTGGGTGCAAGTCACACCAACAGGCGACACTGCCGCACCGGGAAGCACGCCAAATGTTGTCGATTAAGCCTCTTAAAGACCTCGGGTCAATCCGAGGCTTTAAGTACGACTTCGAGAAAGCGGGGGATGTGCTGCCAAAGCACAACCATACCGAGGAGACCGCGCACATCACCATTGTTGCCCGTGGAAAGCTCAAGGCGTACTCCCATGACTGGTCGCTGGAGGCAACCGCTGGGCAGCTTTTGGATTTCCGCGCCGGAGAGCCTCATGAATTGATGGCCCTCGAAGACAACACGCGCATTTTCAACATCATCAAGAATCCCGACTTGAGTGCGCCGGTCGGGCCGATGGACTACCAACAGGAGCAACCATGAAACTGATCGCCATCATCCTCTGCGCCCTGTCCCTGACAGGCTGCGCCACTGCCGAGTACCAAGCCTATGCTGACGCCCACAAAGCGCAAGCAGCGGCCCAAACGGCGCGTTACCAAGCTCTGGCTGATATCGCCCGTCAAGGCGACACCACGGCCAAGGTTGCGGCGGTCATGTCCTTGCAGATGGGCGGCGGTCAGCAGAACGCTCAGATTGCTGCTCCCAAGTCGTGGGCCGACTACGCCATGCAGTGGACCGGCTTGTTGCTGCCAACCATCGGGCAGGTGTATACCGTGAACAAGCAGACCACGCTGGGCATGCGCCAGTCTGACAATGCAACAGCTCTGGGTGTCAGCACCAACGCAGCGTTTGTCGGCATTGCATCCAAGATTCAAGCGCCAGCAGCCAACGTGACGACTATTGGTGGAAATGGTGTAATCGGCGCAGGTTCTTACTCAATAGGAGCAAACAGTGGGTCAAACTCTGGCAACAGTGGTCGCCTTGCTGGTGGCAGTATTACTGACAATACGGCTACTCCAACTGTGGTGACCAGCACCAACACCACAACGACCACAACCACCCCCGCCACGGTGCCATGAAAGACTGGGCCGTAGCATTCTTTGCAGCGGCCCTTATTGTTGGGCTGGCGGTGTGGTGCGCCAAAGTGTTGATCTGGAGTTTGAATGGCGGATTCTGGCGATAAAGCTCTTGGCGTGCTGGACAAGGTGCTGGCTTATGTTGATTCGCCCTTTAAGCTGGTCGCCATCCTCGTCATGGGTCTGGTTGCGTTTGCCGGGTACTTTGTCTGGCAGAACCAGACGGTGTTGATTGGTGCTTACCAAGAGAACAAAAAGATGCCCGTGATCCATGAAGATCGGGTTGACGATGCGGCAAGTGTTTTGTTCAAACAGACCGACGCCAAGTTTGTTGCCATCTTCAAGGTCAACCCAATTTTTGGCACACGGGTCTTGTACCGCCTGTACACCAAGGACGGGCGCAGTAAGGAGATGGAAGGTTTGGATGTTGGCCTGTTCACAACAAACGTGGCAAACAACAACGACGTGGTGAAGTTGATGGCGGGTGAGACGCCGTGCAGTCCATATCTGAGGGCGCAGTCGGAGTTGGGCATTTGGTATATTGCGCAGGGCGTTTCGTTCACCTGCCGTATCAGCATACCGCCAGATCGCAGCAGGTTCATTGGGCAGATTACGGCTGGCTGGGTAGAGCAGCCGCAGAACATGGAGCACGTCCACTCCATGCTGGACATTGCAGCAAACATGCTTGTTAAAAGGGGTCATTGATGCTTTCACTGTTTTCAACTCTTGGGGGTTTGCTGATCTCCGGTCTCCCAAAACTTCTGGAATTCTTCCAGAACAAGGCCGACCAAGCGCACGAGCTTCGGCTGGCTGCACTTCAAAACGAGCGTGAGCTGGCTATGGCCGCGCAGGGTTTTGCCGCCCAACTGAAGATCGAAGAGGTCCGCACCGATCAAGTTGCCATGGAGACCGACGCCCGGATGACCGAGGCGGCTCTTGAGCATGACGCCAAGGTGCTTGAGAAGGCCTCCACATGGGTCTCCAACTACGTGGGCACTGTGCGCCCAACGGTGACCTACATCTTTGTGGCCGAGCTGGTTTGCATCAACGCCTTTATGGCTTGGTACCTGTACCAGCAGCCGGGTCTGATCACCAGCATTGACGACATCATCCGCTACTCAGACCTGATTTTCAGCGCTGATGAGATGGCCATGCTGGGCGGCATCATTGGGTTCTGGTTTGGTAGCCGCCAGTGGAGCAAGAAGTGAAATTGAGCAGGGCAGGCGAAGACCTGATGCACCGGTTCGAGGGTAAACGCTCTCGGCCTTACTTGTGCCCAGCGCACATCTGGACGATTGGCTACGGCCATGTCCTGTACCAAGAGCAGATCAGGCTCCCCGTGATGCGTGTCGAAGGCAAGCCAACCCCCATGATCCGCAAGGAAATGCCACTGAAACCGGAGGACAACCGTGTCTGGACGAAAGAAGAGATCGACGAACTATTCCGTGTTGATGTCGGAACTTTTGAACGGGGTGTTCTTCGTCTTGTTCCCGGCGTTGTTGGCAGGCAAGGCAGCTTTGACGCTTTGGTATCTATATCGTTCAACTTCGGGCTAGGCAACCTCCAGCGCAGCACCATCCGCATGAAGGCCAACCGGGGTGATTGGGACGGCGCAGCCGAGGCGTTCCGGGCGTGGACCAAGGGCGGCGGCAAGGTTCTCCCCGGGCTGGTCAAGCGCCGGGAGGCTGAGATTGCGCTGTTCCTGAGTTAAGTGCGAAAATGCCGCAAAGCCGAGGTAAACGATGCCACTTCAGAAAATACTGTTCAAACCCGGGGTCAACCGGGAAAACACACGGTACACCACCGAAGGGGGTTGGTACGAGTGCGACAAGGTGCGCTTTCGCCAAGGCAACCCTGAGAAGATTGGTGGCTGGACACGCTTCAGCGCGTTCACGTTTTTGGGCGTTTGCCGGTCGCTGTGGAACTGGATCACCCTTGGCGGAGCCAACCTGCTGGGCGTGGGTACAAACCTGAAGTTTTACATCAATCTGGGCGGGCAGTACTACGACATCACGCCAATCCGCGCCACACCCACCATCAACAACAACCCGTTCGTGGCCACGCTGGGCTCCAGCGTCATCACCGTCACGGACACCGCACATGGCTGCCTCACTGGGGATTTTGTGACCTTCAGCGGGGCAGCAGGCCTTGGCGGCAACATCACAGCGGGCGTGCTGAATGCGGAGCACCAAGTCACCGTCCTGAGCGCAAACAGCTACACCATCACAGTTTCTGCGGTGGCCAACGCCACTGACGTGTCAGGTTCTCCCGGCGGCGGGGCAGCGGTCGTTGCTGCGTACCAACTTAACACGGGCCCCGATATTCAAATCCCGCTTGTTGGGTGGGGCGCAGGTGGTTGGGGTGCTGGCCCGTGGGGGACAGGAGCGGCAGACCCGATCCCCTTGCAGTTGTGGAACCAGTTCAATTTTGGCGAAGATTTAATCTTTGGGCCGCGCGGCGGGGGCATTTACTACTGGGACGCTTCAGCCGGAGTTACTGTTCGGGGGGTCAACTTGACCGTGTCAGGTGACGCAGACACGCCGCTGTTTCAAAACAAAATCATCGTATCGGACTCGTCCCGCTTTGTGCTGGTGTTTGGCACCAACGATTACGGCGCGGCAACGATCGACCCCATGCTGATCCGCTGGTCGGATCAGGAAGACCCTTTTACGTGGGCTCCGGCCATCACCAACCAAGCAGGCAGCATCCGGCTGTCACACGGCTCTGAAATTGTCACGGCCATCCAGACCCGGCAGGAAATCGTCACGTTCACCGATCAGGCGCTGTATTCGCTGCAGTACCTTGGGCCACCCTATGTCTGGGGCACGCAATTGCTTGCGGACAACATCTCCATCGCGGGCCCCAACGCCGTGGCGCTGGCTTCTGGCGTGATTTACTGGATGGGCGTGGACAAGTTCTACGCGTACGACGGCCGGGTGCAGACGCTCAATTGCGACCTGCGCCGCTACGTGTTCAGTGACTTCAACCAAGATCAGGCCGCGCAGGTGTTTGCTGGCACCAACGAGGGTTTCAACGAGGTCTGGTGGTTCTACTGCTCGGCCGGTTCCACCGTGGTGGACAGGTATGTCATCTACAACTACCTCGAAAAAATCTGGTACTACGGCACCATGGGCCGCACCGCGTGGCTGGACACCGGCCTGCAGCCGTACCCGATTGCCGCAACCTACATCAACAACATCGTCAACCACGAAGACGGCGTGGACGACAACTCCACAGCGATGCCCGCCCCCATTGTGTCGAACATCTCGTCTTCGGAGTTTGACATTGGTGACGGCCACAACTTCGGGTTTGTCTGGCGCGTGCTCCCGGACTTGACGTTTGGCGGCTCCTCGCCCTCCCCCGCCCCGCAGGTCACAATGACCCTGCAAGGGCTCACAAACTCGGGCTCCGGGGTCACCGCTTCTGCCGGTCAGGCCGTGGTCAAAGGCAGCACGTACGTGATCACCGAGGAGTTCACCGGGCAGATTTACACCCGGGTGCGCGGTCGGCAGCTGATTTTCAAGCTGGACTCCAGCCAAGTTGGCACCACGTGGCAGCTCGGTGCACCACGTATGGACATTCGCCCTGACGGTAGGAGATAACCTGTGGCTCAATCTAATACGACCTCTCCCAACCTTCCGCTGGCCCCAGAGGAATACAATCGTCAATACATGGACAGGCTCACCAACGTGATGCGCTTGTTCTTCAACCAGCTCGTTTCTCCGGGTCCAATGGCAGGAGCCACGCAGCGCAACGGCACGGAAATCATCTCAGGGTTGAGCTTTTCGCAACCCGATCCGACGACTCCCGGGGCGTTCATTGCCAGCTTGCCTACCGATGCGGACTACGCTAACCTCCGTGTGGGGTCTGTCTACTACGACAGCGCCACAACAGTACTGAAAATAAAGGTCTGACATGAGCTTACACGCCCTTGCCCAAGACATGTCCTCCAAGGGACGTTATGGCGACACGATGCTGGTGCACATGGCACCCAGCGAGGTTTCTGGCCTGCACGCGCTTGCTCGCGCCCACGGCGAAAAACTGACCATCAACCCCGAGACCGGCCTGCCCGAAGCGTTCAAGCTGAAGTCCTTGCTCCCGGTGATTTTGGGCGCGGCACTGGGCCCTGCAGGCTTCGGCTTGTCGGCCATGATGTCAGCGGGCGTTGTTGGTGCCGGTTACGGCTTGGCCAAAGGCAGCTTGAAAGAAGGCCTCTTGGCCGGGCTGGGTGCGTACGGTGGGGCGGGTTTGGCTGGCAGTCTGGCCAACGCGGGTGTGAGCGAAGTTGCCGCACAGGAGGCGATGAAACAGTCCGCCGCAACTTCTGCTCAGAATCAAGCACTGATCAGTGCGGGCGCTACTCCGGCGGAACTCGCTGGTGCGGGCATGCCTGCCACGGCTACTACAACAGCAAGTACGACCGGAACCGCCGGAGCCGCTGAAGCAGCCTCTGCGCAACAACAAGCGTTGATGAGTGCGGGCGCTACGCCGGTTGAGATTGCGACCACCACTCAAATGCCCGTGGCAGAACAAATTGCAACGGCCGGGTTCCAGAGTGCCGCACCACCCACAGGGCTGGAAGCGTTGAAGCAAGGCGCGCAGAGCATCTACGACAAGGGTACGTTTGGCGAGTTTGCCAAGGCCAACAAGAAGGCGCTGTATGCCGCAGGCGCATCCGCCCTGATGGCACCGGAAGACGAAGAAGGCTTGCCTGAAACCAAGCGTGACCCCGGCTACATCCGCCCGGCCCGCTACGACTGGCGCACTGGCAAATACGAGTACTTCGACCCTGTCAAAGCCAGTGAGTGGGGCACACGCAACCTGTCAGAGTACACCAACGCCCGCGACCCCAACGCCCGCACGCCGATCGGCCGCAAAGCTGGCGGTTTGATGGCCCTCGCCAACGGCGGAGCGATTGCTTTTGCTGACGGCGGAATGACCGAAGAGCAACTGGCCAGCATCAACGCATACTTGCAAACAAACCCGTCAGCCGAAGCGCTTGCTGCTGCGCAGGCCCAATACGGTGTGAGCAACGCCGATGTCGAACGAGCCCGTGCATACGGCAACGTGGGCTCTGCTCCCGGCTCTAATGTGGCGGATGCACCCACTGGCCCGGTTGTTGGTGGCGGCGGGTACGACTCTCGCCCAACTGTCAGCGCAGGCACTGTGGAGCAGGGTTATTCGCAGGCATACAGCCCCGAGCAGGTGCAGGCCATCCGCGCTGGGTTTCTGGACAACCGCGACGACCCCCAGAGAATGATGGAGCTGATGAACCAGTACGGCGTCAACGTCAAAGACATCGCCACGGCCATGGGTGGCTCAGAAAAGGGCTACCAAAACATTTTCTTGCAGGCAGGCGCAGCCCCATCGTTTGGCGGCATGAGCGACTACAAAGCAACAACCAACGACAAGGCGTACCTCGACAACATGCTGAAGCAGCCCAACCCGCTGGGTCAGGGCACGCTGGCAGACGTGTACAAGAAGCAAGGCATTGACCCCTACACCGACCCTCGCGTGCTGACACAGGCCCGTGAAGAAAATGAACGTCTGGCCCGCCGCAACTTGATGCGTACCGGCGCTGGCGCAGACCCCATTCCACGTCCCGGTGGCGGTGGCGGTGGCGGAACAACGCCCGGCCCAACAACCCCCGGCCCAACAAATCCTCGCCCACCCGTACCGGTCACCCCACGCCCAGAAGACGTGATGACTGGCGGCTCGCTGCAGGCGCACCAGTACCTCATGGGCCAAGGCCCGTACCCAACCAATCCGTACTTGCCGCCAAACACGCCAATTGCCAAACCCTACTGGGAGTCAGTGGGCATGGACAACCCCTACAAGGGCCCCAAGGTGGCAGACGAGTTGACCAACCCGAACGCTACGCCCAAGACGGCACCTCCTGCAGGCAAGAAGTGGGTGTGGAACCCGACGGACCGTAAATGGGTTACTGAAGCCCTTGTGACGACCGTGACTCCACCAGCAAGTTCCGCCGGAGACACCGCAAAGAATGGGGGCTTGATGCCACGCCGCATGGCCCTTGGCGGTCTGGGTGCGTTGGCTGGCGGTGGCGCGGCCTCCCAGTACAACCTCGGCGGCTACTCTGATGGCGGGCGCTTGCTGCGCGGCCCCGGTGACGGCGTGTCTGACGACATCCCTGCAACAATTGGCGGCAAGCAACCCGCACGCTTGGCCGACGGTGAGTTCGTGGTGCCTGCGCGCATCGTCTCTGAACTGGGCAACGGCTCCACAGAAGCAGGTGCGCGCAAGCTGTACGCCATGATGGACCGTGTGCAAAGAGCCCGGGGCAAGACCACCGGCAAGAACCGCGTAGCGGCCAACAGCCGCGCCGACAAACATCTCCCTGCTTGAGGAACAGTCATGGCAACCACAACCACCGAAACGCAGTACGGTTTTTCCGACGTACTCAAGCCCTATGCGGAAACGCTTCTGGGGCAGGCAGCCGGTCTTACAGACCTGTCGTCCAACCCGTACCTGCAGTACCAAGGCGAGCGCTATGCGCAGTTCAACCCCCTGCAGCAACAGTCGTTTGCAAACATCGGCTCCATGGCCCCAGCCGCTCAGATCGAGCAGGCCACAGGTCTTGCCCAGTTGGCAGCGCAGCGCGGGCTGGGCACGCAGTACGGCCCATCGCAATACCAGTCGCAGAGCTTCACGCAGCCCGGCGCTGCGGACAAGTACATGTCGCCGTACATGCAGCAGGTGGTGGACATCAACAAGCGCGAAGCGCAGCGCCAAGCAGACATTGCGGGCACTCAGCGCGGTGCCAAAGCTGCAGGGGCTGGTGCGTTTGGTGGTGCCCGCCAAGCCATCGAGAACGCCGAGGCTCAGCGCAATCTGGCCATGCAGATGGGCGACATCCAGAACAAGGGCACACAGGACGCCTATAGCCAAGCCATGAGCCAGTTCAACGCTGAGCAGCAAGCTGCACAACAAGCCGCGCAGTTGCGCGAGCAGTCTTCGCAGTACGGTGCGGGCCTCGGTATGCAAGGCGGTCAACTGGCGCTGGGGGCAGCCGGTCAACTTGGCACGCTTGGCGGGCAGTACACCGGGCAGATGCTGGACATCAACAAGCTGCAGAACCAGTACGGCGGGCAGCAGCAACAGCAGGTGCAGAACATCCTCGGCGCACAGTACCAAGACTTCCTGAACGCGCAGCAGCGCCCGTACCAGCAGTTGGGCTTTATGTCCGACATGATCCGTGGCCTGCCTCTGACACAGCAGTCGCAGTCGATGTTCACACCCCCACCATCCACGATGTCGCAAGCCGTCGGTTTGGGCACCGCAGCTCTTGGCGCAAGCAGGCTGGGCGCGTTTGCCGGTGGCGGTTACGTAGGTTCTGGTCTGGCCGATTTGGCAATCGCCAACATGGCATAAGGAAAAATCATGGCAGGAATCAACGTCAACCAGCTCACATCCATGCTGGCCAAACTGCAGCCGGATTCGGCGCTGCAGAACTACGCGCAGATGCACAAGAATGACCCGTACATCGTGTCGCTTGCTGCATCCGAATCCAACCGCCGCAAAGAGCTGCGTGCCGCTGGCCAAGCTATGCAAGGTATGCAGCCGCAACCCAAAGTCGCTGACGCGGCCATCGCCCAGATGGCTCCCCAAGAGCCGGTCATGATGGCCGATGGTGGGCTTGCGGCTCTACCTGCACAGAACATGCAGCAGATGGCTGACGGCGGCATCGCGGGCTATGACGGCTACGACGAAGGCGGTATGGCTTACAGCCAAGAGCCCGTCATGATGATGGCCGAGGGCGGTGTGGCACGGTATCAGGCTGGTGGGGGCGCGCAGTCGCTGACAGGCGACATCCCCGGTTTTGTTGCGGGCACAAGCATCTTTCAAACACAGCCGCGCACTGCAGAAGACGAGCCACTGTTCCGTCGTTGGGCAAGGGAATTTGGCGAATCAACCGAAGCCAAGCGTGTGCAAGAGGCACGTATCCGCGCGCTTAAAGGGCAACCTTTGTCGGCCGAAGACCAAGCACGTATTGGAAAAGCCGACACCGCTGCCGCTGCCAACGCCAGTGCCGCGCAAGACATGGCGCAGTTCGACGCTGCGTCCAACCTGTACATGACAGAGCGCGCAGCAAAGCAAGCCGCAGACAAGCCAAAACCCACCGCGCCTGCAGCCGCCAAAGCTGACACGGGCCGCAAGGTTTCGGGCATCGGCGCTCCTGCCGCACGCCCTGCTGCTGACCCGTTTAGCATGGACGCTATTCGGAAAGCGCAAGCGGAGGCCATGGGAGACTCGAACTACAAAATCGGGGAACTGAGCAACCAGCTTGTTGAAATCAGAAACAAAGCGGACATGCAAGTGCAGCAGCGCCTTGACGATCGCAAAAAAGAAATTGAGTCTGAGGGGGATGTGTACAAAGACCGTTCCGATCGACTTGTTGAACGCGCCAAGGGCCTTGCGGCGCAGAAAAATGAAAACACCGGACTGGCCCTACTCAACGCAGGTCTTGCAATCATGTCCACTCCGGGCAAGCTGATGGAGGCCATCGGTAAAGGTGCGCAGGTCGGTACGGCCCAGTACGCCGCCGGTATCAAAGACCTGCGCGCAGCGCAGGAGCGTTTGGATGAGGCCAACGACCGAATCTCTGAGCTGCGTCTGAACCGGAAAGACCTCAACAGCCGTGAGATTCGTGCGCTAGAAAAAGATCGTGACAGCGCCATTCTTGAAGGCCAAAAGATGGTTTTTGGTTTTGCCAAAGACGTATACGGTATGAACAGGAAACAGGCGGAGGCTACGTTCACATCGTACATGTCGGGACAAGAGAAGAAGGCGGAGCTGGCTTCACGCGAAAGCATTGCGGCCATGCAAGAGCGCGGCGCAAACGCCCGGGCAGGGGCGCTTCCTGCAGAGGCCCGCGCAGCAATGCTTTTGGGAACGGGTACGACAGATGCGGAGCGCTTTGCCTCCGGTATGACCAAGTACAAAGAACTTACGGGCGACAAGCAAGGCACGCAGTTGCTCAAACTGTTCTTGGAAGAAAACGGTCGTCGTGAAAAGAACATGGAAAAGCCACTCACACTGGACCAGTTCCGTCGCACATCTGCCGCGTTCTATGCGCCCCCGGCTGCGGTTGACATCGACAAACCGACTCGCCCATAATCAGCAAGCCCTGCGGAGTACGGCGACCGCAGGGCTGTTTTTAGCCGACACAATTCGAGCACATCATGGCAAAAGCAATCCCTCTACCCGACGGCACAACTGTAGCAATTCGTGAGGGAGAAACCCCCGCGCAAACATGGGAGCGGGCGCAGCGCATGTACCCCGAGGCTTTCGGGTTAGAAGAAGAAGCTAAACCCAAGCAAGACACCAAGGGGTTCAAGGCCGCGATGTCTGCCGGTGCCACCCGACTGGGCGGTGAGTTTGAGTTGCTCAAAGGCAAGCTGGGCGTCAAGAGCGAGGCCGAGGCCCAAAAGGAGTACGAGGCTGCGCAGAAACGCGCACAAGAGCGCTTCACTCCCACCGAAGAAGGCTGGACCGAAGCCCCCTTCCAGAAGTTTAAAGAGACCCTTGGCGGCTCCCTGCCGTACATGGCTGCCCCGGCAGCCGCAGGCCTTGCCGCTTTGGCCGCGCCGGTTACTGCCCCGGTTGCTGCTGGCTTGGGTTTGCTGGGCGCAGGCGCTGTGTCCACGGGCCAGTTCACAGGCTCCAACTTGGCGCGGCAGATGGACACCGGCAAGTCACTGGAAGAAGCCAGCCTTGGCAAAGCGGCTGCCGCAGCCGTCCCTCAAGCGCTGATCGACACTGCCGCCATGGCGTTGCTGCCCGGTGTGGGCAAGTTGTTTGGCTCCGTGGGCTCCAAGCTGACGACAGAGCAGGCCAAGGCCATCGCCAGCCAGACGCTGGGCAAAGCCGCCATGGACTACACCGCCAAGACGGGCATGGCCATGGGCCGTGAAGGCATCACAGAGGTTGCCCAGCAGACGCTGGAGCGTTTGCAAGCAGGCCTGAACATCGCTGACCCCGAAGCCCGCAAAGAGTACATCGACAGCTTTATCGGCGGCGCGGTGCTGGGCGGCACGCTTGCACCTGCAGGTCGGTACATCGAGCGCAGCGGGGCCCAGACACAGGCAGCCAAGGCCGAGCGCGAGGAGCGCAGCGTGTTGGCCCAGCAAGCCGCCGAACAGCAACGTGTTGCAGAGCAAGCAGCGGAAGCCCAGCGCCAGACCCCAGACCACGCTCTGCGGGTTGGCCAAGAGTACGACACGTTGTTGGCAGAATTCCAAGCACGCAAGGCCGCGCTCAAAACACCGGGCAAAGATGCCACACCGGTCGAGAAGGCCGAGTACGCCGACGCCCAGAAGGCGATCAAGGAAATCAACGCGCAGCTCAAAGACATCGTGCCCGAGTACCGCCGCACCGCACCCATCCGAGCCCGTGCTGCGCAAGAGCAAGCCGCTGCCGCCGAAGAAGCGCGTGTTGCCGGGCTGTCGCCTGAAGAATACGCCGCTGAGCAAGCGTCTGCGCAGCAGGGTGTGGGGGTGCCGAAGAAAGTTGCCCCGGTTGAAGGCGACCCGTTTGCCATGGCACAGCGCGTTGATCCCGTGCAAGAGTACGTGGCGCAGCAAAAAGCGCTGGCTGACCAGCAGATGATCACGCCCCCAACTGTTGCAGACTACGCCAGCTACTTGATGGTGGACCCGCTGAAAGCTATGGATGTAGTGCAGACACGCACGCCTATGCCCGGCCTGACAAAACGCCAGAACGAAACGCTTTTGGGCGGCTTGGCGTTGCAGATCAAGGAGTACGAGAAGACCCGCGCCGCACAGGGGCGTCTGGGCACCGCCGCAAGTCAACAACGCGTAGCAGGTGTGGAAGCGGAAGAGCAGGCCGCGCTGGAAGAGCAACGTGCGCAAACCGAGCGCGACATCCAAGAGGCGCAGCGCGAGCAAGCGCTTGGCGGAGAGTTTGCTGGCTTGCAACGGATGGGCGCTCCACAAGCCGGGTCTCGCGGTGTGTTTGACGAGACCACGCCGTACTCGTTGGGGGCAAACCTGTCCGATCAGTTCAGCCTTTTTGGCACCGAGCAATCCGCACCGGCCGGGTCCGCTGCCATGGGGCAGATGCAGCAGAAGCTGACAGGCGACGACGTCACGTTCACGGCCGAGGAAGAAAAAGCCCGCAACTTGCGCCGAGTACCCGGCGCTGAATTCAAACTTCGTGGCCGCAACGAAGGCACCGCACCCGTTACCCGGGAAGAGTTGGCAGACCGGCTCAACCGTGTGCTGGCCGCTTATGACCTGTCTCCTGAAGCAGCAGACCTCTTGCTCCGCGCCGAGAAAGCGTTGCCGCAGTCGGGGGCTGACTATTTTGTTTTGTTGGACGAACAGTTGGCCAAGATTGAAAGCGGTGCGGAAGGCGTGCCGCGTAAAGGTCAGAGCCGCACACTGGACCTGCAAACTTTCCCCCCTTCGGCAGAACAGCAAGCGCAGGCGTCCACTACCGCGCCAACAGAAGCAGGCACCAGCCAAGTGCGCCAGATCACTGGAGCACAACCGGGCCAAGCAGCGTCAGGATTGAAGACGCCTATTGCCCAACCAGATGTCGAAGACCGCCGCACAGGCGTGCGGGGCGCAGCCGACGTTACCAAGCGCGTGGCGGACACACAACCTTCAACGCTGCGTGGTCCTTCTGCGCGCGCGGGCGAGTTGTCTCTGGCACGCGAGTTGAGCGAGCCGCTGCGCATGCAGGAAGAGGCTGCGCGAGTCGATACCGGGCAGAAGTCGCTGTTCCCAGAAGAGCAAGAAAAGCTCGGGGCCATCAAAGGCAATCGTGGCGCATTCCAGATGTTCATGAAGAGCAAGTTTGTGCAGAACTTGCGCCAGCAACTGCGACGCGACGAAGAAATTGCCAAGCGCGCGCAGGCTATCCCTGCTTTGGAAAAACGTGCCAACGCGCTCGTGGCCGAAATTGAGGACATCCTCAAGCAGTACGCCGAGTACCGCAACGCTGACGCAATCATAAAAGCCAACAAAGACGTGGCCAAAGCCAAACGCGACATGGCGGACATCCGTGCGGCAGCCGGTAAGTCCACGGTGGACCGCATGGTGTTGGCTGGCGCAATTGAAGACCTCAAGCAAGCGCGTAAGCAAGTCATCGAACAAGGCTACAACGAAGGTGGTGTGCAAGAGCTGGTGGCAAACATTGACGCCGTCAATGCACAGCTACAAGACGCTCAAACAGACATGGCGCTTCTCAACTCCGCGCTGTCGGTGTTGGATGGGCAGTTGCAGTCTTTTGCAGCCGTTCAAAAGCTGACCGCACTTATTGACAAGGCTCCTTCGGTCGAGCGAATCGACCAAGCCAAGCAAGAGTTGCGGGCGGTGCAGACAGAGCTGGGCGTTTTGCAGGAGGAGAACAAAGAGCTGCAGAACCGTATGCGCAAAGACGCCGCTGACAAGAAACGCGCTGACGAGGCTGTTCGCCAAGCTGAACGCAACGCGCAGGTGGCAGCGGGGCGCATCAAACCTGCAGAACAGGCGCTCAACAACCTGCCGCTGTACGACAAGGCCACGCAGTACCCTGCGCTGACCGAAGCCCAGCTGCTTGCACGAGAAAAAGGCGGCACACTGCCAGACCTGACCGCTGGCGAAAAAATAGCCATCGGCGGCGACCCTGCTCGGGTTTTGGGCGGTTATCGCGCGCGCATCACGGCGCTCGAAAAAACCATCAAGCAGTCGCAAGACAAATCTAAAGCCGCGCTTGGCCGGGACATGGTGGAGCCCAAACAAAATCTGCGCGATGCGTTGGCCAAAGCGTACAAGCAGGCTAAGTCTGCGACAGAGCGCGATGCCCTTGGCCCTAAGCTGGACGTGGCGGAGGCCGAACTTGCACGAGCAAAAGCGGAGCTGAGCAACACTGACGTTATCTGGGTCGGCATGAAGTCGCAGATCAAACAACTGGCAGACGTGATTGCGCGGGAAGAGTGGTTGTCCGGCATGATCTCGGAAGGACGCATCGAACTTGAAGCACCCTCCGCAGCAAAAGTCCGGGCCAAGCCCACTGCTGAAGAGCGCGAGCAAGCAAGTGCGCGGCGCGTAGAAGACGCAAGTGTGCGCACAACCGGCGCATCAACATCCGGCGAACCTCTTACACGCTCGCAAGCAGCCAAAGCACGCCAGCCTCAGAAGACTTTGTTTGAAGGCAAGGGTGAGCCCGGCGGCGCTGCCGTTGAGATTGGTGGCCCGACAACGCTTGAAAAAATGCAAGCGCGTGCGCGAGAAAGGTTAGCGCAAGACTTGTTGCGTTCCTCAGAGGCTCTAAGACTCAAATACATCCCCGTGTATTACAAAGGCGCACTCCCAACAGACGACACAGCGGAAGCCGCAGCAGCGGTTGCGGTCCAACGCCAAGTAGGCCGAGATCGCCGCGCAATTCCTTTTTCAGAAAAGATTCGTGACGCACTAGCAAAAGCAATTGCGGAAACAAAGTCCGACCTCGAAGTTTTTTCCGGTAACCCAAAGTATCGGGAATACGTTGCGGAGGATACGCAACTGCTGGCCGAACTTAGGAAAATGCGAGTTGAAGATTTTTCGGACACTGAGCCAAAAGTAGCACCGCGTGTACCCGTAAAAACACTGCTTGCTAAAAAAGCGGCGATAGCCCCTACGCAAAAGCCCGTACGTAACACGGCGGAAGACTACACCTCAGATCAAGTTGCAAAAAACTTAGGCACGACGTTCGTCAAAGACGCTCCTTTCCACGGGATGACGTTTGCCGAAGCGGCTCGGTACGGCGCAAAACGCACAACGTCGCCGCAAGTTCGTGCGCTGTTTGAGAAACTCGCAGACGTGTTTGCTGCAGCGCCTGTACAAGAAGGGGCAGGGCGGGTTTACGCAATTGATCGGCTGCTCAAGGGAAACGCTGCAGGTATTTACAGTTCACGCCACGACGTGATTTACACTCGCGCCCCTGTTACAGCGGGGATGAGCGCCAACAAAGTTTTGTTGCACGAGCTTACACATGCGGCCACGGTACGGGGCATGCAACTACGCACTGATTTGGCAGACCAAATGGAGTCGCTGCGGCAGCAAACGGCGTCTTGGTTGGCTACACCCGAAGGGCGCGCATATTTTCGCAACCACAAGATGGGGCTGGCGCAAACTCCTGCCGGAATTTACGGACTCACAAACCACAAAGAGTTTGTGGCCGAACTTTTTGCAAACCGTGAGTTCCAGAAGCTGCTGGCAGAAATCCCTTCAAGCAAACCACGCAAGAGCATCTTCACACGCTTTGTTGAAACACTGGCGCAATTCTTTAACATGCCGGGTAAAGCTGCGCAGTCGCTGTTTGCAGAAGCTGTGGCGCTTACCGAAGAAGTTTTGGATGTAACCAAAAATGAAATTTACAGCGGCAAAGCCCCCGCTGGTGGTTTCTTGGCGGACGTAAGCCCTATGCGGGCAGAGCCCGAAACATCTGCCAATGCCATCGAGGCGCTGTCTCGGGACATCGTGGCCCAGCCCAAAACGCTCAAGCAAAAGCTGGGTGACTCCGTGGCGCTGCAGGCTGAGATGCAGGGTGTGGACATGCGTGCCGGGCTGCGTGAGGTGTTCAAGGCGGGCGCTGCCGAAATGGGTGACGACACCAAGTTCACGCAGGCCATGTACAACGTGCTGAAGGCCGACCAGAAGATGCCCGTGGCGTACACCGTCATGAGCATGGGCCCGCTGGAGCTGTACAAAGATGCCAAGGGCTTCTACGGCGTGCGCAGCACCAACAAGCACAGCGCCAAGGATGTGTTCGACGCCATCGCAGACATGCCCGGCACCGACACCCAGAGCAAGATCGACGTGGCCACCACGTACATGATCGCCCAGCGCGCAGCCAACAAAGGCCTGTCGAAGCTGGACCTCGGGGAACTGGGCGTGACGCAAGAGAAGCTGGACGCTGCCATGGCGGCTGTCGAAGCTGACCCAGCGCTGGAGAAGTCACTCGAAGCCGTGCGCCGGGCGTACAACGCCTACAACAAGGGGCAGATCAGCTTCTTGGCCGCTTCTGGTGCCATTCCAAAACAGGTTGCTGAGAAGTTGCTGGCCGGTGGGGACTACGTGCCCTACTACCGCGTCAAGGACAACGGCATGGCCGAGCTGAACTTTGGCAACAACGTGATGGTCTCGATCGGTGACATCCGCCGCCAGCCGTACCTCGCGTCGCTCAAAGGTGGTGAGACCAAAATCTTGCCGCTCAACGAGTCGCTGCCGCTGAACACGTTCTTGCTGACCGACATGGCGCTGACCAACATGGCCACAAAGAACGTGGCCTACGCGTTGCAGGCCATGGGCAAGAAGTCGGACGTGATGCAGATTCACTCCGGCACCGGTCCGGCTGACCCGGGCGTGATCCGTTTCAAGCAAGAGCCCGACCCCAACAACGAGAAGGACACAGGCGAGCGCTGGCTCAAGGTGGAGACCAAGGGCACTGCGGCCGAAGGCGTTCCTGCTGAGTTGTTGGTGCAGAGCTTGGAAGGCTCACATCTGGCGCTGCCCGAGTTCTTGAAGCTGGGCGGCGTGGCTGCCGATCTGCTGCGCTCGGGCGTGACCCGCACGCCGCTGTACATTGCGCGCCAGTTGATCCGTGACCCCATGGCCGCTGCGTTCACGGGTGGCCTGAACTACAACGCGTTCACTGCCGTGCTCAAGGCGGGCAAAGAGTTCGTGCGCATGAACCGGGGCACCAGTGACGCTCAGATGAAGCTGCTGGAAAAGGGCTTGGTGCAGTCCGGCATCTTTGCGGGCGACACTTCGGACATGAAAAAGATGGCGCTGCAGATCGCCAGCGGCAAAGACCAGAGCGTGATGGACAAGGTGTTTGCTGCGGCTGACCGTGCCGCGCTGCGTGCCGATGCCGCCACACGCTCACTGGTGTACGAGAACGCCGAGGCCAACGGTCTGTCCGATGTCGAAGCCGACATGATGACCATGGAGTCCATGAACTTCTACAAGCGCGGCCTGTCTCCAACGCTGCAGTACGCCAGCCGATTGATCCCGTTCTTCAACGCCCAGATTCAGGGTCTGAACGTGCTGTTCAAGGCAGCGCGTGGCAACATGCCGTTTGAGGAGCAGCAACAGATCAAGCGCAAGTTCTTCAACAACGCCATGCTGTTGGTGGCCACCGGCCTCGTCTACGCCATGGCCATGGAAGATGACGAGACCTTCCGCAACGCACGCCCACGGGACAAGTACACCAACTTCTTCTTGCCAATCCCCGGGCTGGACGAGCCAATCAAACTGCCCATCCCGTTTGAAGCCGGTTACTTCTACTCGCTGGCCGTGGCCGCTGTGGACGGCATGCGTGCCGAGACCGACAGCAAAGAGCAGTGGAAGGCGCTCAAGGACATGTTCTTGAACTCGATCCCCGGGTACTCGTCCATGGGCATCCCACAGATCGTCAAGCCTGCGTTCGAGGTCTGGACCAACAAGAACTTCATGTCAGGCAGCGACATCGAGTCCCGCCGCTTCCAAGGCATGGACACCGAGGAGCGCTACAACGCCAACACCACGGAGCTGGCCAAGGCGATGAGCAAGGCGCTGCCTATCTTGTCTCCCATCCAGATCGAGCACATTGTGCGCGGCTATTTTGGCGTGCTGCCGCTGGCTGTTGTTGCTACCACCAACGGGTTGTTTGCCCGGGAAGGCAAGGGCGAGGCCCCAGAGAAGCGCTTGTCCGAGCTGCCTGTGCTTGGCCCTGCCTTCCAGAAGAAGTACGGCGGAGGCGACAAGGACGTTGCGTACGAGATGGCAGAGAAGGCCATGACCGCCAAGACGACGCTCAACAAGCTCGTGGCAGAAGGTCGCCGGGAAGACGCCGTGGCCTACCGTGACGAGAACCGTGCGCGTCTGGCCGTGGCCTCGGCTGCCGGGCAATACCGCCAGTTGGTGGGGCGCATCAACGCGGACCTGCGCAGAACTCAGGAGCGCAGTGACCTGACTGCCGCCGAGAAGCGGGTGCGGATCGACAACCTTGAGAAAGCGGCGGACGAGGCGGCGAAGCGCTTCACCCAGCGTGTGCGGCAAGTGCAGGATCAGTGAGGTGGGCGAGGGGGGCGGTAAAACCAAACCCCGAGCATCCCGTCCTTGATGACGGCCACGGCTTTGATACGGAGGCGCTGAGCTACCGCTGAGCGCAACCCGAGTTCTCGGGCTTTCTCCGTATCAATGGCCGGGACGAAAAAGCCCTCACCCGGCTGCAGGCGGGACCAAGGGTAGTTCAGCTTCATCAATGTCGTCCGCCCTGCGGCTGATGTGCATCACGTTGACGCGCATGTTGGGTCCGTTGGTCTTGGCCAGCATGTCCTTCTTCGTGTAGCTGACGTGCCAGCCGACCTTGGCTTCGAGCTGCTTCTTGAAGTCGGCGTAGCCGAAGCTCATTGAAACGCAGTGCTGCTTGAGCAGTTGCTCCTCAATAAAGTACTCGACAAAGCCTGTCTGCAACGTGTTGTGCTCAATGCGGCCCAGCACTTTGTTGCGCGTGATCGACTTCTCCACGGTGTCCCCGGTGCCCCATGCGGTGAGGATGCGCTTGTCGTCGGTCTTCCACAGCACCACGAAGCTGCCGTAGTTGTCCCGGGTGTAGGCGTTGAGCACGTCCTCCGCCGTGCGCACGCTGCGCCGCAAAGTGCTCCGAGCGCTCTTGACCAGTTCCCGCAGGGCTTCGAGCACGCCAGTGACCGGCACGTTCAACAAGTTGGCATACTTCGGACCCGTCAGCATTGCGGCCACCAAGATGGCCGTGCAGCCTGCATGCCAGTAGCGCTCGTCGTCCACGAACTCAAACTCGTTCTTGAGGCGCTCGTGCATGCGTTTCCACATCGCTGCGCACGCGTCTTGGTTCTTGACCATCCAGCGGACCCACGCTTCGCCAGCCACACCGTAGTTTGTCTTGATCTTCTTGAGCGCTTCACGGTCCTCGTCGGCCCACTTGAGCGCTTGGTTGGGGGTCCACTCCAGCATGCGCAGCATCTCGCCGTTGGAGCTGTGCTTGCGTGCACCCGACATATAGTCGGTCAGGTGTGTGTTGGAGGTCATCGTGCATGTCAGCTTCCATGTGCTGTTGTTGACGCGCTCCTTGTTGGAGCCGGACTCCATGCGCTCCTTGCCTTGGCCTTCTGTCAGGTCGAAGATGAAGGTCGGTGCCCACTCCAGATCACCACGCGCCTTGCTGGTGATCTCGTCGATCAGGAGCGGCATGCTGTTGAGCAGGCCTGCGCGTTGTTGCATGGCCACGGGGGATGTGCCCTTGCCTGTGCGGTAGTGGATCGGGTGCCCCCAGACGCCCGCCTTGGCGCTCAGCGTGAGTGACTTACCCGTGCCTGACTCCGTGGAGCCGATGTGCCAGACAAAGCCTTCGTACTCCGAGAAGCGCATCAACGAGCAGCCGAAGCTGTCAAGGCACATGGCCAGCATGGTATTCATCTTGCGCTTGGCCATCAAGTCCCAGAACTGCCGCCAGTCGTCGAGCGTGCCGCTGCTGCTGGTGTTCTTGTTGATGTTCTCCAAGCCGGGCATGGGCACCGTCAGCTCGCGGCCGTCAGGCGTGAACACGCGGTAGTTGTAGACGAACGAGCCGTCCTTTTGCCAGCCGCACTGCAGCGGTATGTCCACAGCCTTCTTGGCCAGTGAAGCCTCTTCCACGCAGGCCCTGACGTAATCAAACAGGTTCTGGTCGTTGCCCTTGCCGTAGCTGGCAATAATGTTCTGGCTGGCCAAGAACTTCACAGTCTCGTCCTTGGACACCACGTGCTTGCTGGGCATCGTCACGTTCTTGGCCCCCATGGGGTGCAGCGCCACAAGGTGCACAACGTAGTCGGTCTCTTGCTTGAGCATGTCCACGACAAACATGTCGTAGGCCAGCACCTGAATCTGCTTGGTGAACTTCTTGCCTTCGCCGTCCTTGTCCTCGCGCTCACAGTAGACGCCGCCGTTGGTGCCGTAGCTGAATCCACGCGGGGCCTTGGGCCTTCTGACCTTCTGGTGTGGGGAGTCCTCCCCCATGTCGATGTCCGTGGCCTCGTCGGGCATGTCGAACATCAAGTCCACATCGTCCGGCACGTTGGGCGCTTCGTAGTCCACCACAACGTCTTTCTCAGTGTTGTCGGTCTTGACCTCGCGCCCGAGCGCCAAGGGGTTGGTGATCTTGCCAAAGTGGGGGCAGCTATTGCACAGCCCCGGGTTCTCGCCGTCCATCTTCGTGCAGGGGTACGGCCCTTTAATCTCGGCCAGCTTCTGGCGCATGCGCTCGGCGGGATAGGGGTGCAGGTCGCTCAACCACTTGGACCAGTCTTCGCCGTCCTCACAGACCTTGGTCCATGAAAGCATCCCGCGCCAGATCGGCTCAAGGCCGTCTTCCTTGGGGTTGGCAATGTAGTTGGCCAACTGTGCACAGCCCACGCCAGCCTCGGTGCGGGCGTGGATGTTTTCAAACAGCGTCACGCTGTTTTGCATGAGCTTGATCTGCGCTGCGTTGGGTTCGCGTTTGAGCCGCCGTCCGGGAATGGCCTCGAACTTTGGCGCTTGCATCTCGGGCACCAGAACGTCATTGATGACAGTTTCTATCTGCTCCAGCGAGAAGGTGTCGCCTGTGCTCATGAGCTTCACAGGGCGGGGTGTGTCGTACTTCTTCTTGAAGTTGGTTGTGCCCGGCACGCGCAGAACGCGGGCCGAGTCGGCTGTCACCGTCATGTCGATGCGCAGGTCTTCTTGCTTGCACAGCCGTTTGAAGTTCTCAGCAACAGGTTTCCAAGAGGTAATGTCGACCTCTTTGTCCAGCGGCCAGTAGCAGTGCAGCCCACCGCCCGAACCCACCACCCACGGGGTGCCCAGCGCGGCCAAGCCTGTCTTGTCCAGAAACTCACTGAGCGCCAATGCTGCGGCCTTCTTGGACGCGTACCCGTCCATGTCAACAAACAGGGCCTTCACGAACTGCGCGTTGTCAGCCAAGCGTGAGCCGGACTTCTCGAACGTGGCCAGCGCGAAGTAGACGTCCTTGTTTGCGGCGTGCCACTTGTTTATGGCGGGGTCGAGCCCCTCGATGTCTTCAGCATATTTGTGCTCCTTCTTTGTTGTGCTCAGTTCTGCCGCGCAATAGTACCCGTGACCCGGGGACGGCAAAACAGCCGCTAAGAACTCCAGCGGTGTCATAAAAATCCTTGGGTTGGGTTACTTGCCGTCGTCCAGCAGTGCGGCGAAGCGCTTGCAGATTTCCTCTACCCACTCTGGGGGCAGCTTGTCGTAACCGGTCAGGTGCGCGTAGTCCAGAAGCTCTTGGTCGGTCAGCTGTTGTGGTCGAATGCCTTGCATGCTTTACTCCATGCCTCCTCGGCCGTGCCGGAAGACTGCAAAATTTGAACGAGAGACGTCACCGTTGGCCGGTACGCCACGAATACTTCACCGCCGCCGAACCAGTTGTAGATCGTCTGACGGGACACGCCGGTCAGCTCCGAAATCTTGGTCACGGGGAAGTTGAGATACACGGCCCAGCGCCCAAGCTGGTTGCCCAGCGTCTTGGGGGCGCTCTGAACCGCGTCAATCACTTGTTGGGAATATGCCATGTTGTGCGGGGGCCGAAGCCCCCTCCTGTTTAATTACTCGTCGTCCCAGTCATCGACCATGGAAGCCAAGTTGGACTTGGCTGCTGGTACAGCGCTCGGCTTCTTTTCTTCCGTGCGCACGACTGGCTCTTCTGGTTCTTCGGCAACCGGCTCCGCCTTGGGCTTGGCTTTCGCTTTGGCCTTGGGTGGTGGAGCTGGGGCTTCGTCATCAGTTTCGGGCGCTGCCTCGGCCTTGGCCTTGCTTGCTGCAGGGCGTTCACCGCCAATGCTTGGATCGGCAGGCTTGGACACGTTATCCATCTTGGCCACGCTCATGGTGATCGCCTTGATGGCGTCATCGCAAGCGCCTTGCTCCTTGATGTTCGGGTACTCGTCGTCGGTCAACCAGCGCATGGCCTTGAAGAACAGCTTGGGCGACTCGGACGCTGTGTCGAACTTCATGCGCGTCACAACTTCGGACGGGTCAATGTTCTGTGCGGCCAAGTAGCGAGCGTACGCTTGCAGTGGGCGGTTGTCGCCAGTCTCTTTGCCGAAGATCGAAGTTGCTGGCAGCGCCAGTTGCAGCACATCACCTTCTTGGTCATTGGCCAGCACGACGGCCAGACGCTGTTGGTAGCGGCATGCGCGGCTTTGGCCTTGGCCAGAGCCAGCAATGTTCTGTGGGCACTCGGAGCAGGTCGAGGCTTGCTTGTTCTCGCTGTCAGGGCTTGGCTTCTCGCCGTCAGCCGACCAGCAATCTGGAGGTGCTGGATTCTCGGCATCGTACTTGGCCATGTAGAACACGCGGGACACCTTGGGCGCAGCGTTGACGACCACCACGTCGAGATAGCGCTCGTCGATGGCAGCAATCTCTTTGCCGTTGTTGACCAGACGGAACACGCCGCCTTTGATGGACACACGCTTGCCACCACCACCGCCACCCGCAAGGGCTTTGGCCATGGCCGACAGTTCACCACGCGCTTTGGCAAAGGCGGGGACTTGGGAAGGGTTGAAGAGCGTTACGTTACTCACTTTGATTCTCCTGTTGAAATTTACTTTGTGGGCTTGCGCACACTGATTGCGTACTCGGTCATCGAGTTGAGACCGGGCGGGACAACACCGGGGTTCTCTTCCAAGAACGTGCCCATGTTGGTCTGCGCAATGCGCTTCTCCAACAAGTCGATGGCGTCGTGCTCTTTGATGAACTCTTTGAACGAGTCCCAGTCTTGTGTGTTGTAGCGTGTCTTGGTGGACAACACCACAGTGCCGTTCTCGGTGCGCACGGAGCTGACACCCATCACGAGCATCTGGTCCTTGAGCGCCGTCTTCACAGCGTCTTGTTGGCGTTTGATTTCTTCGACTGCCGCGTCGTATTCAGTGGTCAGTTCCTGAATCTTGGCAGCCATCTTGCGGTACACCTTGGCCAGTCTGTCCATGGGGACAGCGGCCAATGCTTCAGCTTCAGCTCGGCGCTCGGCCGTGGTGCTCGCGGTGGGGGCTTCGTCGTCTATTTCAGTCATTTGCTTCTCCTAAAAGCGGTGGGGGGTTTGTCTAAGATTTGACATCATACATGTGTTTTTTTCGCATGCAACTCCTTTCTTTAAGAATTTTTCACTTCGCTGTCGAACAGGCCAACCAGCAACGTGTTGTCAGAAACCTTGGTTTTCATGGCCCCAAAAAGTTTCTTCTCGATGGGGCTCGACTCGATGTGCACCACGGTGACTTTGTCGGAGTCCTGCCCCTTGCGGTCAGCTCGGGCGATGCACTGGATGTATTGCTCCACGCTCATGAGCGGGCCAAAGAACACCACCGTGTCAGCTGCCGTTAAGGTAATGCCGTGGGCAGTGGCCGCAGGCTGCATGACCAGCACTTGGATGGTGGGCGTGTTCTGGAAGTCGTGAATGATGCGCCCACGTTTGGACGCGTTCACGTCGCCGTGGATTTGCTCAACGGCGTAACCCTTCTTGGTCAGGTGGCGCACGATGGTGTCGATGCTGCTGCGAAACAGCGCGAAGATGATGACCTTGCGGTCCGTCTCCTCCAGCACTTCCTCCAACACGCTCAAGCGCGGAGCTGCATCGAACTCCACAACTTCTTTGTCGTCGGTGTATGCCGCGCCGCACGAAATCTGCAACAGCTTGTTGACGGCCACACCCGCATTGACGGCGCTGATCGTCTCACCCGCTGCGCGCACCATGAGCTGCTCCTTGAGCATCTTGTAGTACTTGTTCTGCTGCGGGGTCATCGGCACTTCACGCGTCACGGTCAGCACCGGGGGCAGGTCAAGGCACTGCGCTTTTGTGAAACGTATTGCTGGCTGCAAGGCGCTGAACACTGTGTCGCGTGCATCGGGCTTGGCTGCCCACTTGAACATGGTCAGCTTGTTCATCACCTTGTCGCGCCACGCCGTGAAGAACTTGGGCACGCCACCGGGGTTCACCAGCTTGGCCAAGCCGTACGCATCCACGGGGGACTGCGAGGCCGGTGTGCCCGTCATCATCCACAGGTACGTCTCGGGCTTGAGGATCGAGTTCAGCGCCTTCCAGCGCCGCGTGCCCGGGTTCTTGTACGCGTTGGCTTCGTCTACGATGACCAGATCGAAGCGACCATCTGCATTGATCTCGCTGGCGATCAGGTTCAGGCCGTCATAGTTGGCAATGACGATCTCGTAGTTCTTCTGGATCATCTCGATGCGGCGCGATGCCTGCGCATGGTGGGCCACCACAGCGGAGCGGTGGATGATGCTGCTGTTGATGTCCCCCATCCACGCGCTGTGCATGATCGACAGGGGGCACAGGATCAGCACACGCCGCACGTCACCGCGCTTCATGAGGTAGTCCGCTGCCCACAGTGCGCTCAGCGTCTTGCCGGTGCCGGGGTCGTTGAAACAGAATGCGCGGCGGTACAGCGTGAGGAAGCTGGCTGTGTCGACTTGGTGATCCATCGGCTTGTATCGGCCGGGCCATGCGTATTTGCGTGTGATGGGGGATGGTGCGTTCTTCACGCCGAGGTTGCGCAGCACGCGCATCTCGTCCAGTCCCCAGTACACGGCCACTTCATATGTGCCGTCGTGCTCAGAGAGCACTTTGTGTTTTGGGATGACGCTGTACTTGTGTGGGTTGCGTGTGCGCACCACCAGCGCCTTGTTGTCAATGATCTGCATTACGCGTCTTCTTTCAAACGATACCAACCTTCAAACATCTCAAACATGTTGGCTTTGTTCAAACGGTCAAAAGCGTCCGTGTAGAAGTCTTTGCCGGGTTCTGGTCGAGGATGTTCTGCGTCGTACCACGCATCCCCGTGCTTGATCCGCCACAACGTGACAAGTTGCGCCAGCGGGACGTTAAACGCCTCAATCTCGTTGGGGTTGAGCCTTGGCAGCTTTTGTTTCATGCCCCCCAGTCCTTGTTGCGCTGCGTATTGCTGCTTTTGCTGTGCTGCGTCAACTCTGCGCAGCTGCCGCAGGTGCTCCTCGTAGTCCGCCTGCGATCCGGGGTAGGCCCCGCCAAATACACTGTTCATCAAACTCATGTTGCACTCCTATATTGGTTTTCTACATACGAACCGCGCCCGGTTCGTCAGGTAATGTGTTTCAAGTTTGCCCATAGATTTGAGCCGCTTGTAGGTGAGTCCGTAGAACTCCTCGGCAAGCACGTCTTTGACGTCTACCCATTCGTTTCCATAACGTGCTACCCAGAGATTGATCAGCGTCTCTATCGGTGTGCTGAACGGCAGGCTTTCAAGGTCTTCCATGTTCACCTCCACGTCGTTTGAAATGATGCCATCAGGCGCACGAAAAACTTTTGAGGCAAAGTCGTTACCGCTGTTGTGAAAAGCGAAGGTTGCACCACTGATGGGCGCGGTCAGGGTGTGTCCGGCAGAACTGACAAGACCGCCCGCAGGGGGCGGGGTGTAGATACTGGGCATCACTTGATCGAGTGGTCGCTCTTGCGAGCGTACGAACGATTGGCACTTGCGGGCTTCACCGTGAGGTTCTTGCGCGTCGTGGTGCCGCCCTTGGACAGTGGTTTCTTGTGGTCAACGTCTTTGCCGTCGCCTTTGTGCACAACGCCTTCGGCCTCCAGCATGCGCCGCGCTTTGTTGCGCTGGGCACGGGCTTTCTTCACGGCGGGTTTCTGATCGTACGCTGGGTATGCAGCGCGGTCTTCGGGGTTCTTGTAGGGCATTTCAGGCTCCTTAATGTTTGGGGTTGAATTCGCAGCCAGTGACTTGGCACCAGCCACACAGCGGCGTTTGGTTTGGGTTCCACACGTCGTTGGCAAAAGACGCTTCGAGCCGCGCCGTGCGCTCACGGTAGCGCCACCACGCCGCAGCCTTCTGATCACGCGTCATCTGCAACTTGACCATACTGTTTTTCACGATGAAGAGCAAGGCCGAGTTGACTTTGCGGATGTGCGGGAAGTACTCGAACACCATGCAGGACATGAGCACGAGCTGGTCACGATCAGGGTACTTGTTGTTGCCCGTCTTGTAGTCGCCCACCCACGCCGTCAGGTTGTCGTCGTCAACAATCAGGATGTCGGCAATGCCGCGCACCCACACGTCCTTTTCTTTCCAGCCGGTGGGCTTCAAGTCCACGGTCAGCGCCATCTCGAACTCAGCCAGCTTGCGCCCGGGCTTCTTGATGAGCGAGTCGGCCACGTCCTTGAACTGCGCGTGCTCGGGTGGGATCGGCTTGCCGTCCCGGACATACAGCTCAAGCGACTCGTGCACTTGGTTGCCGTAGCGCGTGGCCTCGGTCTCTTGGAAGGGGTACTTCTTCAAGACCTTGACCTCGTGGTAGCGCCGTGCGCAGCCCTCAAAGTCTTTGAGGGAGGAGTGAGACCATGCTGGTTTTTTCATATCTGTCTTTGTTCCGTAAAAAATAGTTGAACGCGTCTTCAAAGCTGTCCGCTATCACAGGAATTGGGTAGTTGTCTCGGACTGTGGCTGGCGGGTTTGCGTACAACCAGCCCCGCTTTGTGTGCTCAGAGTCAAAGGCCGGGTGTGTGACTGTCCAGCCCAACAGCTCCATGACGTCGACCTTGGTCTGCTCTTCAAAACTTTGCGGAACGTATCGCATCGTTGAGCCTCTTGGAAAACGCAGTGACAAACTGTTCGTTGGCTTCGAGCTTGCTGCCCATGTCGTGCAAGATGGCGTGCGTCACCTCGTGCCAGAAAGTCTCGCTGCGTTGGCGATCTGAACGTACAACAAGTCGGCTCCCCGTGCGCATCGTCAACGCAACACGGATGTTGTGTCCGTACGTCACGCTGCCCGCGTGTGTGGGGGGAATCATTGCGAACGGCTGCACCACGGGGTATCGTGTCTTGCCGATCTTGATGCTGGTCGGGATCATCATAGTTGCTCTCCTTGGTCAGTTTTTGGCCAACCCATATCGACGGTGTGCGCCACCGTCAGCGGCCAGAGGAATCCCCGGCAAATACTTCGGCTCCATAGTCATTTGCGCCAAGACCCAAGTCTTAGCGAAATCAACTTCATCGTCCGGCACCACAGCAATTAGCTCGTCGTGCACGGTGCCCTTCACAGGGTACTTCTTGTCTACGCGCAGCATGCCGTCAGTCATCACAATGCGGGCTACGCCCTGCACGATGTTGTTCGTTATCTTACCAGCATACAGCTTCGTTGCGTCATCGCCGTACACCCACTGCAAGCCGCCTTCCTTCTCGTTGTCGTCCTCGTCCTTGACCTTCTCCCTGACTTGTCTCAGGTTGGGGTACAACAGGCTCATGCCGTTGGGCAGAACGATTTCTTCTTTGCGGAAGGTGACGCATTTATACGTGAATTCGTTGCCGCCGTAAAGTGAGCGCTCGATCAACGAGCCGCACATATCCCAGAACGCCACCACAGGCCACGCCGTGGCGCGGTACTTGTCGATGATCATCTTGGCCGCTACGCAGTGCACCAGCAGCTCGTCGTCTGTGCAGGTGTGCGGAATCTCCGTCATCTTCTTGACGTTGTCGTCCCACTCAAGAAACTTCTGTATGTACGTCGCGGTAACGCCGAGCTTCTTTGCAAAGTCTTTGTTGTAGCGTTGAGGCGGCGCACCGAGGAAACCCACGAGTAGCTGGGCGGCAAATGAAGCCCAGCCCAGTCCGTAACCACAGCCCAGAAGCGCGGACTTCGCCGACTGGCGGAGATCAGGGTGTGACTCTTTTGTAAGGCCCGGTATGTTGAACATCTGAGCGCCGAACGCTGCGTAAGGATCACCGCCTTGCCGGAAGATGAGTAGCATGTCCTCGTAATCAGCCAGCCACGCAAGAACTCGCGGTTCAATCTGTGACAGATCACCGACGACCAGTTGGTGCGCTTCGGGAGCCATAATAGCTTTGCGCAAGAACGATCCTCGCTTGAGGTTCTGCATGTTGATGGCGCTGCCTTTGCTGGCCGTCCAGCGCCCGGACTTGGCACCGTAGTACGAGAGCGGAACAGGTAGTCTTCCGCGCTTCGAGATGTCCAGAAACCGCTGCGCCCGCGTACGCTCAGTGGTCGATTTAACTTTGAGGCGAGCCTCACACAAAGCGGCAACGTCTTCGTTGTCCCCGTTGAGCATCGCTTGAAAAAGCGCGTCATTCTTTGCAAGAGCAAGCGTCTGTTTGCCAGTCGTCTTGCTCTTCTTGTAGGGCGGGGGCATGCCGAGTCCGCGCAGGACTTCGGCAAACTGCTTATTTGACGCAAGTGAAGATTCGTCAACACCGATCTTTTGTAGGAGTGCTTCACGTTTTTCCTTTTCATCGTACAACGCGTCAGTGAGCATGCTCTGGTCCAGCTCCAGCACCGGGCGCGTGTACATCTTGAGCGTCATGTCGATCAGGCGCAGCTCCTTGGTGGGGTACAGCCCGTTGGACATGCCCGTCGCGGGGTCAAGGCGCATCATCAGTTTGCTGAACACCTGCTCGCACAAATACACATCATGCGCACAGTACGCGGCCAGCTCCTGCTCAGTCTTCGGGTCCAGCTCAAGCATGCCGTTGGTGCTGTGCACCGCTTTGCCTTTGTCGGGCAGGCCGAAGTCACTGGCCAGCTTCTGCAACGAGTTGCCTACTTCGACCCCGCGCAAGGCGCGAGCCATAGAGAGGCTGTCAAAGATAAAACACGGGCGTGCGCCGTAGACCCACTCCATGATCGAGACATCGAACTGCGCGTTGTGTGCGAGCACGGCTGTGCGGCTCCAGTCGATGCTGTTGAAGTAGTCTTGCAAGTCGTCGTGCCTGATCCAAGGCGCTTTGCCTGTTGCTCCGAACTCTTTGGCGCAAGCGCCGAATGCTTTAAAACGTGGGTCACGAATATATTCCTCTGTTGTCATTTTGGAGAGCGTGAAACTTTCTTTGTCCCAGCGCGTCTCGAAGTCGATTGCAATGATCGTGTCGTATGGTTTTGCCATCAGTTGTACATCCCGTGGTCGGGAGCCTCTACTTTGATTTCGCTGACGATAAGTTCGTGGGCTTCGCTGATAAGGCCCGCCACTTCAAACTCGTTGGCGTTGATGCCGACAAGGACGCTCTTTGCGCCGTCAGACAGGATCAACACGCCGCCGAACGTCGCATCTTTTCCATAACACGTTGCCAGCAACGTCAGCACGCTGGCGAAGTGTTCCTTCTGTTGCGTGGTCATGTCCTGCGCGGCCTTGGTGATGGCCTCCACCGCTTTGTTTGCAATGTCTTTATTCATCGCGCCCCCGTATGAAGTGAATCAACGGCTCCAGCGTGTAAAGGTTTTCTTCGTTAAGAATCATGGCAGCGCCCTTCGCGTCGCGGATTCTTCGTATGTTGTCGTCTTGCAGCGCGGTGGTTGTACCTTTGCCTGCCTTGGCTTCGATGGCTACAAAGCGCCCCCCAATGCAGCACAGGAAGTCGGGCACGCCGCTGTTGCCGTAGCCCGTGCCGATAGGCATGGCGTAGTAGACGCCCTCGGCGTCAAGTATTTTTCTGATCTTCTTTTTGACCAGTGCTTCTGGCGTTGATGCCATGGTTGCTTCTCCGTGATGTGTTGGTAAATGGTCGGCTC